GATTATCCCGTCGTAATCACTAAGCTCCCGTGCCGTCCACCATCTGAAAACAAACTTCTGATTTTCCGACAACCTTGTTATTTTCACAAGCTATCACCGTCCATTCTTGCTCCGCAGTTAGGACAGTAATTATAGTAACAATGCCCACAATAATATGCCGTTTCAGTTAATCCTTTGCATTCGGAACAAATCCATTGTTTATTGTCAATTGGGTCATTGCCAAGTTTAAGCCACTTTCCACGCTTGACTTCCTGTACGTCTGTCACAGGTGCAGGCTTATTTTCTTTAAGGTAATGCATAACAGCTCCGTTTACCCCTGGCTCTACAGTGTGGCATTCCCCTTGCTCTTCAAGCGGACATCCTTTGCAACTATGTGCTATGTAGCAATGTTCAAATGCCTTTATCGTTTCTTCTCTCGTCAGCATTTTTCTTCCTCCAATTCAAAACTATTCTTGTCTCTACTTATAAGTGCTTTAAGTGAACATGGTTTACAGTTGTATGTTATACAACATTTAGCCACATTTATGATATCTTCTTTTGTTAATTTCTTATCTATTGCCGTTCTCCTTTGAAAAATTCTCTCGGTTCAAACCATTTATCTTTAATGATATTCCCTATTACGACAACTAATCTATCTTCCTGTTTTACTCTAACATAATGACCTTTTATATCTTCCCATTTTGCAACGCCCACAACGTCCATAATTCTTGTAAGTGCTTCAAGTCCCTTTTCAGAACCTTCAAACGATGTTCCGTTGAAAAAAGCTAAGTTATAACCGCCAAAACTAGCTCCCCAGCCTAAGCCTTTAAGTGCTATAGAAAAGGTAAGGCAACAATGGTCGCCTATTTCCAGTGATACATCAGTTATTTTAGCGTTTTCATAAATAGTGTTAGTGTTGCTTTCTGCCGAAGATATATTTTTTATTACAGGTTTAGACTCATTTTCTTTTATGTAATTGGCGAAGCTAAGTTCACAATTTGTTTTATTAATACGAAACGGACAATTCTCACAAATACCTCCTGTTTCTACGCAGTGCTTTGCTGCTTCCAAAATCTCCTCTTTTGTCATCATATTCTACCTCTTTCTATAAATAAAACTAAATTTTTATTTATTACTGATTCATGTTTTTTCATATTCAGTATCTTTTGTATTATTTAATTTCCAGCTCACAAAATCATTTCCTACAATTCAGCAAAATTAATAAGATTAAGTAAGTCCGTAACAGACATATCTTCCTCGTCTGCAACTTCTTTTAATTTCAGTAATGATGTTTCAAAGCTATCTTCACAATCTATACAATCTATACCCTCACAGCCTTCAAAATTATCGTACCATTTGCAACATCTACATTTAAGTTTTCTTATCTCTTTATCCATTTCCATTTTACTCCTTATCAAGTATAAACTTTTTGTTATTATTCTTGGTTTAGTATTTTCCTAGCATTTTTATATTTGTTATAGTCTTTAGTAACTTCTCTGTTGCAATATTTATGTAGAATATCTTGCACAATAATTGTATCAGCTTGTGGAGGCGGCAAAGGGTCAACAATGTAGTAATCTTCGCCTAATAAATATTGACATAGCACATTTATTGCTAGTTGTGCATCTATTGCGGGTGCATATAAATTTTCCTTTGAATTATAAGAATCTAGCAACTTAAAATATTCTATTTTAGTCTTTGTTAAAGTGTTGTTCTTTTTCATTTGTTTACCTCAATAAAAGAAAACTTTTATATTACTCATTCTTATCTTTCTTACCAAGTAGCCACTCAATCGAAGTTGGTTTTTCATCTTCCCAAGAACAAAGATTGTTTAAAATATTTGGGGATATTATGTTATCAACACAAAGAGAATTACCATCATGACTGTCCCATTTTTCCAAATCGTTTTTATAAGGAATTGTTGTATATACCCACAATGAATCTGAAATACTTAAATTTTTGTCACAAGCCAAGTATCTGTAACCAAGTAAATAAAGTCCTTCCAAAATAGTTTTCTGCTCGTCTGTTATCCTTGGTTTACCTAGTTTATTCGTCATATCGCCAATGATTGCACCTCTTACTGTAGGCTCATCGGTTGTAAATTTTGGATTGGATATTCTTATGATAGTTTCGCCAGTCTTTCTTTCGGTCTCAATAGTGATTGTCTGCTTAAACTCTGACATATGTATTTCCTTTCTGAATAAAGTAAAATCAACTTTTTATAAGTTGTTCTATAACATCCTTAACTTCTTCAAGTATCTCTTTAGTAGTCCATTTCTTGTTATCATTTAGAAGCCCGGAATTATAAAACGAATAACAATAGTCCATGCAATGTGCATAATCCCAACCTATCCAATGACCATCTCTATGATTCTTATTGCTAGGTTTAAAAAGTCCTGCTGTAGAAACATAAGTAATACCGCCATGACAACTAATATCAATAAGCTCATCTTCGTCACTAACATTATCCTTTGGAATTTCTATATATGCACAAGGGTGAGTGCCATAAGAAACTATGACATAATGAAAACTCTTGTAAATACCTTCGTCAAGTATTTCAATAACCTCTTGTCCATTCTCCATATAATTTTTATAGACCATTTCTTTCATAGTATTTCCTCCTATCTCTTGTACTTCACAAAGTCTTTTATTTTGTAAAGCCATTTCTTAATTGCCTTTAGCACTCTTTAACCACCTTTCAACATATTAATTTTACTATGCTACTTTTGAGATTATATTTATAGTATACTACTACTTTTGAGATATGTCAAGTATACAAAATGTACAAATCTATACCATAAAAACTATATATTATTGTACAACAAACTCAACCAAGTGTTTCTTTGCGAAGCCTGCATTTTCAAGCACCTCTGAAAGGCACTAGGCTCGGCAATCAATGCACATTTAGTTTTGGCTCTGGTAATCGCAGTATACAGCATACAGCGGTCAAGCAGTTTATAATGGGTATTGTCGATCAGTACGATAACATTCTTAAAACCGCTACCTTGCGTTAAATGGCAAGTCAGACAGTAAGCCAACTCAATACTACTTAAATCATTTTGTAGGAAATCAATTTCCTTGTCGGCAAATTTAATTGTAACAACATTCTGCTTCTTGCCGTCTTTAATTGTCTGTTCAATTTTTGTAATATAACCCATTTCACCATTGAACACATTTCTATCATAGTCATTCGTTCTTTGAATAACTTTCGACCCAACACGAAATATCTTGTTGCCATACCTGATTTCAGGTGCAGTATCGGGTGGGATTATCATATCTTGTAAAATAGAGTTAATTTCAAAAGAGCTATTTATCCTGTCCTTTTTACAAGGTGTCAAAATAATCGTTGCATCATAGCCGTCTTTCTTAGCTGCCATGGTATACAATTTAATAGCCAATTCACGCATACCCTCACGGCTCTCTCTAAACATATAGGTCATGTCTTGTAGTTCACCAGTAACAACTTTTAGTTTTGGTTCAGGCAATGGGTTTTCTCCATTTCTAATTTTAACTGAGTCCGAAATAATACCTGACTTTTGAGCCTGTCTTAAAATCTTAGTCAGTTTACAACAAGTAAACGCATTACAATTAAGCAAATCATGAAAGATATTGCCACAGCCTATTGGTGGTAACTGACCGTCATCACCTACAATAATTACTTTTGCACCCTCTTTTATAGCAGAAACCAAGCTATAAAATAATGACGAATTAACCATTGAAGCTTCATCAAGTACGATAATATCGCTAGGCAATCTGTTGTCAGAGTTATAAACAAAACCTGTCTTGTTAAAACCAAGCAACCTATGAATTGTACTTGCGAATAAACCTGTTGCCTCGGTTATTCTAATCGCAGCTTTAGCAGACAAAGCACAAGCTGATATAGAATAGCTTTTATATATCTTTGTGAGTCCTCTTAAAATCGAGCTTTTACCTGTTCCTGCTCTACCTGTTATAAGCACTACAGGGCTGTTGCAAGCCTTATATATCTCTTGTTTTTGTTCGTCTGTATAGTAAAAACCTTGTTCTCTTTCTGCTTCTGAAATACCCTTTTCAATGTTAATCTTATAGTCTGTTTCTTGTTCATTGAGATTTTTTAGAATATTCAAAATAGATATTTCAGTTTTATATTGGCGTAATAGCCCTACCTTATTTTCTTCAAAATGTAGAAATATCTCATGTTGCTTTTGTGTGGATTTAAAGTTCTCGTACATTTCATAACAATCGTTTATATTATCTCTTACCGCATTATCCAATACTGACTCTAGCACATATGAATGACCGTCATTATTTCCAGCACACTCAAGATAATACTTGATAAATGCCACAACTCTTTTGGTTGATATTCTGATATTTGGATTTAACTTTAATGCTAAATCGTCCACTCTTTTAAAGCCTAAGCCATGAATTTCTGTCATAATATAAGGGTTATCAAGTAACTTTTCCTTCAATAATTGAGGGTTAGGTTCATTGGAAATTAACTTACTTATCATGGCATACGTTACACCCAACGGCTGAAGTATAATAAGAATATCTGAAATAACATAGTTATTCAATATATTGTCCTTTATCCTATTCCAACTCTTTTCGCCTATACCCTTGATTTTTGCGTAATCAATTTCTCTGTTATGAATAACATCATCAATTACATTTGGGTAGACAACTAAAATGTTTTTTGCTTGCAGTTCTGTGACCTGAGTCTTCAAATATGCTATTTGTTGTTCTTCTGTCTTAGGCACATTTGCAGTAATAGAAATTGGCGTATATTGATACGAATTATATTTGCTATTAAAAGAACAGGTAACTTCGGCATTGTATTCGACACCGATTGTTAAGCGTTGCATTTTACCTGCCAATGTGCTACCTTTTAACTGCCTTGGATTGTCACCAAAGGGATCGTCATAACAATCATAAAAATATGGAATGTCATCAGAAGTTGTTGTGAATGTGTACACTCCCCAATTACTATTTTCGTTATAAAATCGCTCCTGTTGAGGAACGGTTTTAAACTTAAATGTTTTTTCTGTCATGTCTTTTCTTCCTTTCTGAAAGCCATTCAACATATGGTCGCATAGCCTGTATTGTAACTTTATCTTCGTCTGTTTTCCTGCATTTAATAGCAACCTGAGAGCCTTTCTTAACCAAATCTTCATACTGTACAAGTTGACTATTCCAAAGAACAACCTCTATAATACCGAAAGTAGAGTAAATGTTCACAAAAGCAAATGGTTTTTTATTTCTGTCCTTTTTCTTTTGTACTCTGGAAATAACACCTACAATAACGCAATCATTATCATTCTCAACGGCTTCAAATGCTGTTGTTAGATAGGGGAGTGCTTCTTCAAATGGATTATTGTGTATAAATATCTGTAATGCTTCAAACTCCCAAAAATCAGCGTTTTCAAGATATTTGTTATTGGTTGAAAGAAATTGTTTCAACCTATCTTCTTGCTGTAAATCAAACTTTTCTTTCTTTTTCTGATTTGCAAGAGTGAGTAACAAATCTTTGTCATAGTCATACTTGCCGTTACCGATACGATATTTTTCAATATCAATATCATAGTCAATAATAAGCTTGTTATATGTTGGCAACTTAGACAATTCTTTATACTCTAATGGTTTATACAATGACTTCAAATATTTTAACAAACAACTCTTTTTATCTTTCGTAGGTATTGCACCTGACTTCATTAAGTTAATAATTTGAGTTTTTGCCAGTGTTGTTCTTGACAGCAAGTCTTGAAGGTTTTTATACTTGCCGTTCTTCTCACGATCAGCAACAATCTCTTGGGCTATTCGTTCACCAATGCCTGTAATCGCAGAAAAACCAAACAGCACATTGTTATCGTAAATAGAAAAATCGACTTGCGATTTATTAATATGAGGTGGTAAAACAGTTACTCCAAACTGTTTAGAGTCTACAATGTATTTATTCACCATACCTGCCTTATCTTTGTTCAAATTAAATAGTGCTTTGAAAAAATAAACAGGATAATTTATTTTTAGATAAGCAGTTTGAAAGCATAGAACAGCGTAGCTATAACTATGCGATTTGTTGAACAGATAGCCACCTTTAGTTTTCAATTCTTCACTAATCGTTTTGGCAATTTCATGAGAATATCCATTGTCAATAATTTCTTGGTACAGTTTTTCTGACTCTTGCTTAACAAGTTCAATATTCTTTTTGCCTATCGCCTTACGGAATAAGTCAGCTCCACCATAGCTTCTGCCACCAAAAGTTCTTACAATATCCAAAAGTTGTTCCTGATAGATCATGCAGCCGTAAGTGCTTTCCAAAATAGGCTTCATGTCGGGGTGTATATAGGTGACAAGTGAGGGGTCATGTTTACATTTAATAAACTCCTCCAAAGCTCCCATTGAATCAGGTCTATACAATGCTAAAACAGCCGACAAATCTTCCATATTAGTTGCTTGTAGTCTGAGTAGTAAGTCTTTCATACCTGCACTTTCCACCTGAAACACACCATTCGTCAATGCTTTGTTTAACAGTTCAAATGGACTTCTATCATTTTCAAATTTGGGGTTGTTGATATTTATATCATATTCAGATAAGTGCAAGTCATTTTGAATTTCCTGTACCATTTTTAAGGTCTGAACACCAAGAATATCAAACTTAATAATGCCTATTTGTTCGACAAGCCTTTTATCAACTTGAATGACGTGTTCTCCGTCAGAGCCTAGTTTCATTGCCATATAGTCGCTAATGTCAGTATCAACAATACCGACACCGCCTGCATGACAGCTAACTGTTTTAACCCTACCACTTAATTTGCCTGCTATATCCAACAACTCACTGTATTCAGGGTGTTCGGATAAGTAGTTTATGTTGTTGTCAATACACTCTTGAAATGTATTGTACGAAAACTTTTTGGATAGTTTATCCCTTTCACCGTATTTAAAACCTAGTATCTTGCCAACATCTTTTATGGCAACAACAGGTGTTATATACGAGAAGTTTATAATTTGACAAACACGATTTTCACCATATTTGTCAATGAGATAATTTATTACTGTAGGTCTGTCTGAAACATCAATATCCAACTTTACTACCTTACATTTCTGCAAGGAATAGACTATATCTTCACCATGCGTATTATAGTTTTAACAATACGATTAGGTGTGTGGCACTTCGAGTCAAGAATTTCACTTAACCCTACGCTCCTTTGAGCTAGTCGTTTGACGTTTTGTACTTATGATTTGACAAAGTGCTATACCTTTTATTAAATCATAAAATACAACTTCGCACAGGATTGTCATATCGTCAGACAGAACGACTTAGATATTCCCTGTTAGCTAATTAACACACCGCCATTTCCTGCGGTTACAATTATAATAATTGTTTAATTAACACCCTATATTTTATAGGTTCACCACACTTAACACATATGGTTTCCCATATGCTCGACCGAAAATCAATCTGGCATTGAAACTCTCTCAGGATTGAGGAACAATTTGTTATTAACCATAGGCTCTTTATCCTATGCTCTGGAGGTTTCCCTCATTTTCATCTGTTGGTTACTTCCAACCCAGTTTAGACTATATTTTTCAAACTTCATTCATTTATTTAAAGTTTTTATTCCGTCTTCGTGGGAAATTATTGGCTCTAAAGTCTCATTTCCTAGTCGTTACACACTTTCTTTTATCACTAAAAGATTTGGCTCGGTATTCCCTTTATCTCACCTAGTTATAGGTTTAGGGTTTCTTAGTCAGCTTATTCGTCTATGGTCTTGTCTCATTATCGGTTTGCTCTCAATGAGAAGTCTTAGTTTGCTGATACCGAATTAACGGAATTTAACGAGTGCAACCTATCTACGCTCAAAAATCAATCCATATTTAATAGGGTTAAGATCAGTTATACCTATTGTATAACACACAAGGCTTCCTGCTCCAGAGCCACGTCCTGAACCTATTTTAACCCCATGAGTTTTTGAATAATTAATAAAGTCCCATACAATAATGAAATAACCGTCAAAATTCATTTGATGAATAATTCCCATTTCATAATCAAGTCGGTCTTTCATTATTTTCTGATCTTCTTTAGAAAGCTTGTCAAAATTTCTAGTTTTCCACCCCTCATTAATAAGGTGTAAAAGAAATTCATTATTAGACTTATATCCACTTGGCAGGGGGTATGTTGGCAACTGTGGATCTTGAAAAGGCATATGTACTTCTTCTATCATATCAGCTAAAGCATTAGTCTGATTTAAACCTTTTGTAACATTATTTACCCCAATTTGTTTATCCATAGTTGTATGAATTTCTTCTTCACTTTGCAGATAACAGCCCTCATAACTTTCTGACATTGTTTCAGTGTCATGTGCTATCTGAACGTGCCTACCCTGATAATATAAATCTTCCTTTGTGGCTGCGTGGCTATCTGTAGTAATTATGTATGGAGTGTTTGTTACCTCAGATAGTTTCAAAATCTTTTTATTGTAATTAGCCTGCTCCTCTGATTTGTGAGATTGCATTTCCAAATAGAAATTAGGAAATGTCGATTTGTATTCTTCGATATACTTAACACAAATATTAAAATCACTTTCTTTAGCTAATTTTGAAGCCAAACAAGCAGAACAAATAATTAAATCTTCTGCATACGGAGCAATATCTGAAATCTGTACTCTAGGCTTAAAATAAAAATTTTCAAGATTTGACTTAGTGATAATTTTATTTAAAGCCTTTCTGCCGTTCTCATTTTTTGCGAGAGCGATAAGATGGAAATACTTATTGTTTTTATCTTTTATGGCAGTATCGAAGCACTCATACAGCTCTACGCCATATATCAGCTTAATATCAGGATATTCTTTAGATAGTTGATCAAAATATATCCATGAATATTGGTTGCCATGTTCCGTAACTGCATATGCTTTAATGCCGACTTTTCGACATTGCTCTAGCATTTCTTTTGGTGTACCATAGCCGTCCAGTAACGAGTACATTGTATGGTTATGCAAAGAACTATACATTTTCAGCCTCCTTGTATTTTAAAATAACTATCTGAGGGGTAATTACACCCTTATACTCAGATACATTGAGCTGGCAGAGTGCATTAATGCACATTTCATCATCATATCCATTCAAAAAGTCTAATACTTTATCGTCACTAGGATTACAGAACTTGATAATTGCGATATTATCGTCAGTAATAAACTTCCATGTATCTTCATTTTTACCCATGACAACGCCTTGACTATGCTCCAAAACTATATTATTAATGACAAATAAAGGCTCTTTAATTCCTGTACCATAACAATTTTCCAATGATGCAACATCAGAAATCATTCCAATATTAAATTCGTCATAATCAAAACAAAAATCTATTGACAAAGGATTGTCTGAATTAATATTCTTATTTAAAACTTTAATTGCTTCAACCACGTTCTCAGCTTTTATCTCAAAACCGAAAGCATTTGCGTGACCCTGACACCAATTAAACAGACCTGTTTTAAGCAGATCAGCCTTTAGATCTGGTACATAGCTATTATCAAAGTTTCTAGCAGACCCTCTATATACATTATTTTCTTCGCCTTTGCGGAGTATTAAACAAGGTTTTTTCGCATAACTAGCCATTTTCATGGCTATCAATCCAGAAAATACACTTGGGATATTGTTACCTTTTAAGAATAAAACTGTATTTTCGTCATTAGCTACGCTTTTCCTTAACGCAGGAAGTAACTTTTTCACTTGATTATCCTGTCTTGATTTAGCGTTTTTACAGAGTCTTACAACTCTTTGATAAATATTTTCTTTTGTAGTTTCACTTTCGCCACGTTTTTTATATTCAAATTCTTCGTCCTGTTCAATAAACGCTCTGAAAAGTAAGTCCTTTTCTTCCATGTCACCAACTCTACACATTGCGTTTATCAGGGAAGTAATACAAAATGCAATAGTATGAGGATTAACCTTGCCTTTCATGGAATAATTTTGAGCATTAATAAATTCTTCAAAGCATTTATTTGTGACGTTATAAAGACCTTTATCAATTAGTCTTTTTGTTTCAAAAGAACGTAAATCCATGATATCCGATATATTAGCTAGTGCCACAAGGTCAAGGTAGTCATCGGCATAGTCGTTCCAATAATAATCATCAAGCGATTGTAGAAATTTATAGACTACTCCCGCACCGCACAATTCTTTATTAGAGTATTCTGAACTACACTGATTGTTCACTATAACCGCATATGGGTTTGTTCTTTCAATATCATGGTGATCGAGAACAAGTATATCAATACCTTGTTCTGTCAACTGTTTGCATTGTTCAGTATCATTGCTCCCTGCATCGGGAACAATCAACAATTTTGTGCTTTCAGGTATTTCTATCTCAGAAGAAATACCATGTTGCTTTCCAGAATGTATCAGATATGTAATATCAATTTCTTTGTTAAGCCTTTTCAAATAAGAATACATCATAGCAGCACTGCACTGACCGTCAACATCGCAATCAACAATAATCGCCATTTTACTATTGCTTTTAATGTGTTTGTCAAGCATTTTAACAGCTTCATTAATGTTATCAAGATTATCGTAAGGGATTAGTACATCATCGGTTAAATGAGTGTATTCACTAACGTTAGTTATTCCTCTATTAGTAAAAATAGATATTGGAATATGGTAATAATCATTATTGCCTATTATTTTATAATTCATGTTTTGTTGTTTCACTTCCCATTCTTTATAACTTGCGTGTATTTGGCAATCAACTGTTTAAACTTATCAGGATTATCTGTTGGACTTTCTTTTTCTTCTAGTAAATTATCAGTGTCAACAATAGCACTTATCTGAATACAATCCAAAAATTTATCGGCTATATCGTTTAGTTCGTCTAAAGTTACGTCCTTGTCAAAACAAAATATAATGTGAGAACTCAACCTTGCCAGCATATTTATTTGATATTGGCTTATTTTCTTACCACAAGTTGCTACACAATTCTTTATTCCCATGTTCCAAAGTTGCATAACACCTTTTTCAGCTTCAACCACATAAACGTAGCCTGTCCGAGCTATATATTTTTCGGACAAATAAAGTCCATATAATATTCTAGCTCTGTTGCAACGCTCCAAATATATATACTTAACTCTTTGTTCTTCTTCTGTCATTTCTTCTTGCTTTAAAAATAATCTACCCTTAACACCTACCAATGTTCCCATTTCATCTCTTACAGGAATTGTAATTCGATTGGAAACATCGTCATAACCTATTTCAAACAGCATTTGAGTATCATATGAGATATTATCTTTCAAAAAACAATCATTAACGGCAGGGAAGTAGTATGATAGAACATTTTCCTTAATCGGCTTTAAAGGTTGCATTTCTTCGTAATTAGACTCATCATCTGCCATTTCAGAAATAAATTTCGTGAATTTTAGACTTTCAGGCAAATCGTTATATTCATCTTTATAATAGTTAATACCACACCAATTACAAACTTTACGAACGGCTTCGTAAAACGTACAACTGCAAAAAAATTGCACAAGGTCAAAAATATCTATTGTATCTAAGCCTGAACTACTATGTATTTCTCGTGTGTAGTCAACTGTTAAAAGACCTTCATTGAGATAAACAGTGATCGCCCCTTGATTATCGCCATCAGGATTGCCACACTGAACATAACCTGCTTTACAGGAAATATGATGACAACCTATTTCGTCAAGTATGACAGGAACATAATTGTTCTCTAGTATCTTTTCTTTGAGGACAGAAATATCCATTTTATCCTCACTTTCTTCTTAGTTCTCCGACTTCATACCAAGTGTTTAGATCCAAGTCAACTTCAAATACAACTTTCTTTTTACAACCAAATCTATTTTTGTCTACATTGCCCACATAATACCTCTTGCCAACTTTAAGTTCACATTCAACATCTTTGCCCCATTCAGCATCATGCTGAACATAGCGATATTTATGAAAATCTCCAACAGATATTTCTTTAAACAGTGTCATCGTCCATATAATATGCTTTAGCTGTTTTGCATTAGCAATATTATTAGAATTAAGCTCGTCAGGTTTACAAAACTCCGTATCGTCTGTAAGCTGAATTGAAAGATAGCCAAACATATTCAACTGCTTTGCTAAATCAGTGAGCTTTGTTACTGTTGCTTTTAAAGCCGCCCAATCTCCTGTAGCTTGCGTGTCTTGCTTGCAAGTATCGTAGAAGAAGTATTTTGCACCATGAGTTAGATTAGCTTTCCGTATTTCAAATTCAAGCGTTTTATCGTCATAACCGCCAGCCATATCCTTAACGAGAATAAGCTCATTAGTTTCAGCCTCAATCCATTCAGCAATTTTCATTATTTTTACATATTCCTCTGAATTTTCAGCGACCCTTTGAATGTACTCTTGTAAAGTTTCTGTTGACTCTCCCCAATCGTCTGTTTTCTGATATATGTATTCACCTGATTGATCCTTGTACAAACCAAGTGTTAGTTCCTTTTCAGGCTTTTTCAACTTTATGCCGTGTAACTTTTGAAACTCAGCATTGTTTATACACGTTGTAATTAAACACTTTCTGAGATCGTCCACACCCATTTCATTAAGCATTACAAAGACTCTTTCATGCTTTACAAGCGTTAAATAAGCAATTATTTTTGTCATAAATCGTGATTTTCCTGCATTGGAAAGCATACCAATAGCCATTGTCGAGCCTAGTTTACAGCCCCTAAATATATCATTTAGGATAGGAAAGGGAAGTGATACACCCAAATCAGGCTTTTCCATACACGCAATAAGCGATTGCTTAATATGACTATTCAGAATTTCGGCTTCTTGATTTGTCAAGATCACCGTATGTATTCTATCTGCTTTACCTCTAATTAATCTATAGATGTCTGAAGCCGTAAATTGTTCAAACTTTTTATGTTGTACAATTTTTGTAATATCAAAGCCATTTCTTTGATACTCTCTCAACAAAGAATACTTTTTAATGATTTCCTGATACTTGCCAATGTCATCGGTTATAGCAATTTTCATCCAACTGTCAAGAGTTTTCCAACCGCCATACTTTTTGTACAAAGAAAGTCTTTCAGGCTCTTCTGAAAAATAAGTTAAAATAGTAGTTTTATTGAATGTTTGTGTCCTAGTTTTGTATATGATTTCGGCTGAGTCATAAAAAAATCGTGTAACTTCATCTGAAAAATCATATTTACTACGGATATATTGTCCGTAATTTACCAGTAAATCAGGCTGTTTGTAAATACAACCCACAAATAGAACTTCGGTAGGAACGTTTGTTATAATATCCATGTTTGTCACCTACCTAAATTTCATTAATAATACTGTCAATATCAAGGCTATCATTGTTTTTATCACGTTCTTTAGGAGATTTTGATGTTGCCATTTTTTCATAATCTATATTAACTTGTTCTTCACTTGTACCTGTTTTAGCCAATGTCTGTTCTTCTTTCCATTTCAAATAACCATCATATTTAGATAGGATAATAGCGAGATCATATGTAATTAACGCTGCACCTTCAATTTTTTTACCTTTACGAGTATTAAACTCATGTACCTTGCGAAGAAATGACATTTTCTTTCGCCACATATCCCATAAATCTTCAACAGGAACAGGTTTGTTCAAATTCTTATAAGTGCCTTTATACACCTTATCAAGATTTATAAAAAAATATTTTGGCAAGAATGAAATATCATATTGTTTGTACAACCAATCTGTAAACTGTATTCTTGTTTTTTTGTCCTGCTTGTCTTTCTCTATCTGTTCTTTTGTTCTTCTTTTTGCCAAGTATTTCACCGCCTTAATCAAAATAGATAAATAAAGGCAAGTGAGGGAATAACCCTCACCGCTTCATTTATAAAAATTAAATCTTAGAAATAACTTCAAGAACCCTTTCAAGAGTCTTAATATCTGTAATCTTCTTCATTTCTGTTGGCTTAATGGGCAGATCTTCTGCTGAAAGAGCTTCCTTTGCCTTTGTCTTGCCGACAGGATTAAGACTTTTCATAACGGCTGAAATCTTATCCAAAAGTTCTGTTGTCTGATTTTCGGCAGGGTTTTCATCAATACTATCCACTGGCTCTCCAACCTTACCCATAACTTCCTTTGTATAAATATCCTGCTCAATATCAACAGCTTTGGTAAGGTCATTCTTAACAGAAAACTCTTTCTTATCCTTTGTTCTGTCAATAATCACCTGCCAATCAACAAGTGACAAATCCTCAACAGTTTCCTTATCGTGTACACCTGTCCTGTCCTTGCTGATATACGCACAGAAATTGTTATCCTCATTAATGTACATTCTAACAACAGTCTTAACGTTGTAGTTCATCTGCTTAAAACCGTCAGGAATTTTTCTACCTGTTGCAACACTTGTAATCTTGCCATCATCACCCTTTACTGAAACCTTTTCGTCTGTTTCTCTTGCGGTCACAATAAAGTGCGCTCCGCAGGACATAAGGTCAAGTATCAAATCCTGACCCTTAAAATTAACTGTCTGATAATCTTTAAGTTCAAGTCCTGCACCTTCAATAGTTACAGTTTTTTCAATGCCAGTTAGTTCCTTTTTCTTTGCTTTGACAGTGTTTCTCTTCTTAGAGAACTCCACAAGTGCCTGCTTAGTCGTCAGGTTAAGAATAGTTGTACCATCAACTACAATAGCATCAGCTCTGAATGGTTCACCATCTCCGTCAAGTACAACCTCGTCTGTTTCGTTACCCTCATCATCGAGAACATGAAAATCTTCCTTGTTCTTAACCTTATTTATGTATTCTCTTGTTTCACCAAGGGATTGAGTGTACACGATATAAATATTCTCAGTGTTAATGCCGTCAGCTTCGAGTCCACCGATAAAATCATCAATAGAACCACACTCATTATCTATGTAAAGAACTCTAAATGGCTTGCCGTCAGGTCTTTTAAAATAAGCAAGCTGCAAGGCAAGTGTTGACTTGCCTGTACCTTCTTCTCCAAAAAGTATCATCTGAAGCTTGCTCTGTGTCTGTGTCGCTTTTCTTGCTCTAGCCATATTTTTTTATCTCCTTTTATATTATCGTTTCGTCGTTAATAACGGTGAGTAGCAACAATTTACCACTCATCGTCCTCGTCTGTCAGATCATTATCTGAAACAGAACCCCAATCATTATCATCAGAGCCAAAGTCCTTATTTGCGTTTTCAGTAGCCTTTGTCTTTGCGATAGCCTTATCAATTATCTCCTCCGAATATAGCTCTGTATCTACGCTATCCTTATCAGCTCCAGTAATGAGAAGTATTCTCTTTGTCGGATTGTTCACTCTGTCCATAGGGTTGCTTTCGCCCCAACCGTCATCATCTTCCTCAATTTCTTCAATATCATGTTCTATTACGATATCTCCGAATACTTTAAGGGCTGTATATGGCTTGAGCTTTCTTAGAGTGCTTACAAACTTTGACTTTGACTTGTCAATAACAAATTCCGCATCTTCTACAGAATTATAGGTTACAATCTTCGCAGATACGGTGAAGTTACCTTCATCATTCTTCTCAATACCCATGAATACAATGACCTGTTCAAAATTGCCAATCACATTGAAGTCCTCTGCGTCAAAATTTACTTCCTTGCAAAGCGAAATCTGTGACGGAACAAATCTTGTCTGGTGTCTATCCTGATAGGTGGAAAACTCATTCTTTCCTCTGACAAATACGGACATACCGTCCTTTGCATTATCTGCTATGTACTTACAAGCATCATATTCGACAAGTATTTTCTTATCATTTCCTTCCTTGCCCATTGAGTCAACCACCTTTGTCAAGCCAAGATTAATTCCAATAGGTCTAAAGTCCTTTTTGTTAAATGTAAATCTGTCAGCCCACTTTACCTTTTCTGTTGTTGTCTTTCTATCCTTACCTTTGCCCTCGGTCTTAGAAAAATATACTACGTCTCTTTCCATACCATTAAGGTTTATGTATACAGACTTATTCTTATCAATTTCAACTCCTACATTAACCATTCTCATAGGCTTGCCTGTAGAGGTTGTCAACTCCGTATAGAACTTGTCCTTATCACAGCCTGTCAGCTTACCTCTGATCTGAAAACTGCCCTTTGTTTCCTGAAGTCCAAGACCCTTATTATTTTTCTTTTCAGCCATATTTTTATCTCCTTTTATTTATCAGATTTTGTTGTCAAATAAAATTATCATAATAAAATTATCATTTTGTGAACTCAAAATCACACCATCTTATCATGCCTTCTTTCTTATCGTTGATACTACTTTGTGTTCATGTTGTCAAGTTCTTCATGTAACGCAATTCCGAAATTATTCAGTGACTCTGCTACCCATGTATCAGCAATATCATATCTATGGATCAAATTATATATTGCCTTATTTACATCAGAGTGCGAAAACTGCTTATCGCATCTATACTCAGATTTTTCTTTAGGGTTTATTTTAGTATCAAAAAAACGTATCTCTTTATTATCACAACTAGCGTTAGGAAAATATATTCTAGCCAAGGCAAGCAAAGCACCAATATATGCACTATATGTATCATCAGAACAACATTTTGAAGTGCCAACTCTTACTACCTTGCCGTATTCTTTCATTTTGGCAACCGTTGTCTTGTCGTGGAAAGTAATCTGAATTTCACGGTCAATATCAGACGATATTTTTTTTAGACAATTGGCAAAGTTACTATAAATATAAAACATACCATCGCCGCCACCACCATTTGGCTTAATTGTTTGGTATCTAATCATTCTCTTGTTGTTTACATACTCTATTGTTCTAATCCTTATTACGTTTCCAGTTTCGGTCATTCTATTACCGAAACTATCTAAACCAACCCGATAAAGTTCTCCAATCTTAAATTTTCTTTTGTTCATGCTCATTAAACTCCTTTATTTTTTTCTATGATAAAATGTGTATTTTAACGCTCTTTTCAGAGCGGAATTAAGAATAAAATCTATGTCAACAGCATGGCTGCTAATTACAATATCTATAATTAAACATCAAAAATACTATCCCAATTACCCAAAGAAACTTCTTTACCACAACAAGGACAATAAATACATCTAATATTCATTCGTAAGCCACTCTTTTGAGTGGCTTATTTTTTTGTTTATTCATCGCCACAGACCCATTTTTATAATTCATTGGCTGATTTATTACACGTTGGTTTGAATTTGAAGAATTTCCAATGTGAACCATAGTCCATTATTGTTTCCGTACCCTCTTACCAATAACACCTATAAAGTTTTACGTTCCTTAATTTGTTATTTGAAATGTAATCATTCATAGCCCGACTACATTCCTGTGAAGTTCTGTAGTTTCCTATGACTCGTTTTTTTTGTACTTTTCTCGTCACACTCTATAAAATTAAGTTTAATCATTTTATCACCACCTTTGTTTTACGTTACTTTATATCTGTAACCTAGAATAAGTTACAAAATATTTTGGTTGGACTAGCTGGACTCGAACCAGCGGAATGAGAGAGTCAAAGTCTCTTGCCTTACCACTTGGCTATAGTCCAATGTTGGTACTGCTTTCACAGTACCTTTTTGTTCACCTACCTTTACATACAGATTAGTTTGTAATTTGTAATCAGTGTAATTTTAATTGATGAACCGTTATTGTTGTCGGCAACCGTAACCGACTTGGTGCAACTTAGGGGATTTGAACCCCTGACCCTTTGATTAAAAGTCAAATGCTCTACCATCTGAGCTAAAGTTGCAAGTGCAGGTATCACACTACATTCCCTTATGGTGAGATAAGCTCTGTACCTGCTATGCCAATTTACTTTGTACAGTATTGGCAAACTGTACTGGTGTCACTGACGAGACTCGAACTCGCATGGATTTTTCCGAGGAATTTTAAGTTCCTTGTGTATACCTATTCCACCACAGTGACACGTCTTATATTAATTCTACCGTGCTACATTTGAGATTATGATTATAGTATACTACTACTTTTGAGATGTGTCAACACATAAAAGCTAAAGTTTACAGAATATTAATAATTATAGATAATAAAAAAACGAGACCTTAATGATCTCGTTTTTGTGCCAAAATTTAGATTTTTGATCTCTTAGAACATTGCTCCAAATATATTTTATATTCTTGGACAATACCCTTACGAGTTAAATTATAATCAAAGAAATCTAATGCTTGGCTCAAGTTCTTGCCATTCTTACCTCCAATATCTGTTCTGTACACGTTTAACAAATATTTATGTGCTCTATAAAAAAAGCCCGATTTACTGATAATGTTTAATTTCAAACAGATTCTTGGAACTATAATTGTTCTAATGCCATTAACAACATTAACCGTGCTAGTGCCACTGGATATAGGACGAAATAAATAATCATTTGTGTTATATACTTTTGATATGTTGGCGTTGTTATATGTGGTTACATCTCTCAATTTACCACAGATATTTTGCGGTTCTTTTTTAAAATGCAATGAATAAATATTATCACACAACTCTTTATGCAGCATATCAGATATGTCCGAAAAATATTCAGAGGACAAATCTATTTTTTGCTTTTTTCCATTCTGCTGTTTTACCCATAGAATTTGCCTATCAATATCATAGTCGCCTTTTTTCATTTTGGATAAAGCGCTTTTTGGAACTCCGACCCATAGTAAGTAACATATTAACTTAACATAACAGGAATACGCACTTACCTCTACCGACCATATGTCTATATCAGGGTTATTCATTACCTTGTCAATAGCGTCATTCAGTTCTTTAACATCAGTAATAAAATTCGTTTGAAATTGTATATCTTCAATATCACAATTTATATTTGCAAAACTGAGCCAACTCTTTAGCAACATTTTACTGATCCTAAAACTACCAAGAGTCGAATTATCTTTTAAAAAGTTAGCAATATTATCATGTAGTGTCTTTTCTTCATTGTATTTTTTCAAAAAACTGTTCAAAGTTGATGCTTTTTTCTTTAACGTTGCATCGCTGGTAATATTCGCTTCCTTTTCGATATATTGATGTATCGAAAATTCCAACTCTTCTTTTGTCATAATAAAACTGTCCTTCCGAATATAATACATATAACAAAAAGTAATCTATTGTAGGAAAATATTGTACTAATTATCATATGTATTATACCAAAAGAACGGTTAAAAGTCAAGCTAGTTTTTGATTAGCACTAACATCGTGAGAGGTTAATGCAAGAGAAATACAAATTGCCTGAGAAATTCTTCTCATTTCATTTGGAGTTAAATGACCTAAATAGCTAATTATTTTTGTCTTACTAATCGTAGCAAGTTGTTCGCATAGAACGACGCTTGTTTTAGCCACTCCACTCGTTTTGTTAAGCAGGACATGAGTAGGGAAGTATGTTTTATTTTTTGAGATATTTGATGTTAGCGGTGCAACTATTAAACATGGTGAATATTTATTTCCAATGTTATTTTGCACAACTATTGCTGGACGTACCCCGGCCTGCACAGAACCTCCCACATCAGGAAAGTTTACCAAAATCAAATCTCCTCTCGTTATCTCTCTGTCACATATTTTTGTGTTATTTTCTTTAAAACAAATTTTTTCCATAAACAACGTCCTCCTTTCTTTTTATTTAACGTTTTGTTTTTCTTTTTATTTAACGTTTTGTTGTCGTTGTTTATTTTTTCTTTTTCTATATTATAACCGTACAACTTTTAATATTCATTGTATTTTGATGAATATAATGTTAAATCTATCTTAATATTTCCATTGAGCCTAAATCATTTCCAAACATAGAAATATTCAGTGTTGCTATCTTTTCTCTTTTCTCAAAGTTATTACACAAATTAATAATGATTGGCTCTATGTAGTTTTTTTTGCAAAACATATCTGCGTTAAATTTGCTTAAACACCTATTTTCTTGCAAACTCCACAAGCCAATAAAACATTTTTCATGCAGTTTATCATACATTATATATGGTGTAGCGGCTCGATTATAGTCAACAGCCAAAGTTCCGCAATCGAGTATTTCGCATAGCTTATCTATATTTAACAATTCAAAATACAGATATTGCAAGTTGCTGATCTGACTCTGATTAAGATTACCTAGTGCATATGTGTCGATAAGTAATGTAATCTTATCATTCTCAACGCTTGACCTAGTTTCATCAATATAATCTTCTTTCAGTAATTCCGTAATTTCAACCCACTGCTTTTTCTCTAGTGGAAAGAGTGGCATAGAAGCCACTAAACGCTCAGGAACATATCGACAAGAAATGATTAGAGTGACATCGTGTATTCCTATTATAATAGTATCTCTTGCAATGCTTATAATGGCTGATGAAAAGTCATATTCAAGCCGACCGATCGTCATACAGTAGTCAAGCAGAACTAAATCTTGTGTCCTGTCTAACTCTAAGCATAGAAAACCGTGATCTATCCCACAAATATCTTGTAAATCCTCAAAACCACCCCTATGTTCTTCTTTAATAATTGGATTGTCAGTTAGCTTCAGAGCTGTTCCATATATTTTGTCATTATTTTTGTTGTTTGTAAGTATAAACTCGTTATAGCATTTATTGCATACTAATTTTATCAATTCTTGTAAGACCATTTTTACAACTCCCTTTTAATTTTAATCTTTGTAAAAAGAACATCTGTTCTAATATGCTTATACTATACTATAAAACAAATGTTCTGTCAAGTGATTTATGTCCATTATTTTGTACAGTATATTTTATCACGCAATTAAGGTAAATATTAGTAAAACTAATTCCCACTGCCTTAATTTTATCACCATTCACTGCTTAAATCAATGATAAATTATTCCCAAAAATAAATACACGATTTAACAGCGACAATAGTTTCTTCGGAAGTTCCATACAATTCCGATATAAACTTCTTTTCGGGTTGACGGAAATGAAAAAGACTCTCCATTCTCATTTACCCATATCTCATGTGACCCCTTACCTCTGCGCGAGTATGAAAACCCACGCTCGGCAAGCAGCCTTTTAAATTTGTTTATGTTCATTTGTTTGTTGTTCCTTTCTTTTCTAATTTTGCAAGATTTGAAAACAAAACTTGCATTTTATTTACTTTAGCCTGTTACATCACACTTTCTCAACATTCTAATAATACCGCTCTGACCCTTTGGCGTTACCATAGGTGTAAGTCCTATTCTGACTTCGCCATTTTGTATGTATGAGCTTTCTTTAAGCTGAAACCACGGCTGAGTGTCTATGTACCTTTGATAAGGCATATTCTTATGACCGTCCTTGCAACCCAACACTTTCTTTTCTCTCAGGAAGTTAAACAACCTTGTTCTGCCGATTTTAATTCCGTTCTTAGTTGCCAGCTTTGCCATATCATTCATTGAAATACAATCCTCAGAGGTCTGTATATGACTTGCAAAGTCCACAAGGGGCTTGTCCTGCTCTATCTTATTATTAAGCTGTCTGATCGTTGACAGATTGAGCCTGAATAGTTCTCTCGTCTGAACATCGGCATTTGGTAGATAGGTATTAATGAACATCTCGTCATTGGCTACATAACCGCCTGTCTTGCGTATTGTCGGAAGAACTTCAGAAGTAACCCAGCGTTTAAATGTTTTAGCCTTTGGCAGCTTGCTTGAAATTACAAGACTATAAAGCCCACTTTCGTTTACAACAGTTGGATGCTGAGTCCTGCCCATGGGGTCACGAATCGTTACCCCATCACCTTGCATTTTATCTTCTTTATCAACGTGGTCTGCTAAAGCCTTTTTGGTATTGCTATATCCCAAAATCTCAGCCACATCTTTTCCGACAAACCAAGGCTCTCCGTCCTTAACTATTGTCCTCACTGTTCCAAATTCCTTGTTTGTGAATGTTTTGATTCCGTCCATTTTTCTTTGTCCTTTCTGTTTTTAATTTACATTGTTGTTTGAAATTTCCTGCTTGCAAGCATAAAAATACACTATTGTCAAAGAAATAGTTCTTGACAGCAGTGCTTACTCATGATATAATATATTTACCAGAAGTAACACTTGTCAAAACATCATTACTATAAGTAATGTGCTTGTGTACTTTTGTTCACCTAACAACTCTGCTTGACTTTCCACGGACAGCAGAGTTGTTTTTTATTTACCAACAATAGTTTTAGTTTCGTTTAGCCTTAGTACCAATTCAAACTTGTCATCTACATACATCTTCATGAATGTTTCCAACAGATCGTTCATTTTAATGCCGTTGATAGCACATTTTGACTTGAACTGATTTTGAATTTCGCTATCTATTGTTGTTGTGAACGGTTTTCTATCCATTATTATTTTCTCACCTGCCTTTTATTATAGTATAATTTATTTTTATATGTTTGTCAACCATATAAAAATAAAAATCTTTCACAAAATTCTAGCATATTTTTTGTTGAAATACACAATTTTAGTTTCTGAGATATTACACTTAAACCCTAAATCTTGATTTTCAACCTATAATATGCTAAAATTTTTTTATTAAAAGTAATTCTAATTAATCTTAGAAATTGGAGGAAATAAAAAATGAGCAAAATAAAATTAATTCTTATTTCACTCATGACAATATTAGCATTGTCCTCATGTAATAGTAAAACAACAAGTTCCATATCTGACAGTAATTTCACTACCACTACAACAAGTACAACAACCACCACTCCCACAACAACTTCTCATACTTTGACAACAACTAAACCATCAACTACCACAACCACTTCCAAATCATCAACTACTACCACAACGACTACAACCACAACGACAACTACAACTACAACTACCACGCATGATTATAGTTCTGAAATAAGTGCTTTAGAGCAAGAAAATAATCGCCTACAGAGTGAAATCTCCACCTATCAGAACGAAATAAACAATGAGCAATCTGATATTTCCATCTATGAAATCTACAAATCGGATGCCGAAGATGATGTTGAAGAGGCTAAAATACAGCTTGAAAACGCCAATAAGAAAATGGTTAAAGTTTATGGTGATGGCGGTTGGACTACAGAAGTTGACTCCGAAGCAGTTTCAAAGGCTCAATCTCACTTAGACGATTGCCAAAGAGTTGTTGACGTATACAATGAACTTATATCAGAAAGTCAAAGTAATATTGATTATTATAACACTTGTATATCTAATAATCAAAGTTCTATTGAAAACAACAATAGTCTTATAAACGATTATCGTAGTAGATAATCATAAAACAGGAGGTAACACCATGAAGAAAATTTGTTCCATTCTTGTGATTGCAATAGGAATAACACTATTTGTGATAGGTTATACAACAAAAATTCCAAGCAAAAATTTAACCACATTTTCAATTTTGGAAGGTGACAAGTATAGTGCCATTGACGAATATGTTGGCGGTGACGCTTACAACTATATCATAGGAGCTTCACTTGTCAGCGGTAAAATAGCCGCTGCGAAAATTGAGAGAGTAATTTTCATATCCACTGGCTCATTAATTTTCTCCATTGGCATAATTGGTTTTGCATTTTCATTTAAAACCAAAGAAAAGAAACCTAAAGAAAAAAAAGATGTTGGCGAGCAGGGTGACTTGTCACAAACTAACGAATAAATTTTACAAAGTTCCACAAAATAGTATTGACAAAATGAGCATAGTATGCTATACTATAAATGATGAAAGGTAGTTATTTACCATTTCCGCTGACCAATATGCGGGATATAAATGGTTGGGTTGAAAGTTTTCCGCTGACCAATATGCGGGATATAAATGGTTGGGTTGAAAGTTTTAAGCCTTGCCGTTGTGGCAGGGCTTTTAATTTTGGAAGGTGAAAAATAATGGTTGAACATGGCTTTTATATAATTGATGATTTATTCTTCAAGAAATTTAATGACCCTTTTCTAAAAGGAAATAAATCCGAAAATCGTCCTCATTACTATTGCTTTAAAGATACTAATGAAGGACTATATTGGATAATTCCTTTAAGCTCACGCATTAACAAGTATCAAAAGATAATCAATCAACGCTTAAAAAATCATAAGCCATGTGATATATTACATATTTGCACTCTGAGCAATGGAAAGCAAAGTGTATTTTTAATACAAGATATGTTTCCCATTACTCAAAAATATATCAAGCGTAAATATACCATTAACTCCAATCACCTCATTCTTAAAAATCAAAATGAAATACGAATTATTAAACAAAAAGCTGAACGTATTCTTAATCAGATCAATCGAGGTCAACATTATATTCCAACTTGTGCCGATGTACTATCTATCAAAAGAGAACTGCTGTTAGAACTACAAACGGAAACACAAATGATAACCATTTAACCTGTTGAAAAGAGGTATTCCTATGTCCGAAATTAAATCAATAACAGACCAAGAAATATTATCATACTGGGACTCAATTAAATCCGTAAGAGGAGTTGCTATTAAACTCGGTATCTCGTGGCAAAGAGTTATTAAAAGTCTTTCTAGTTTAGGTATTATAGTTAATAATACCCACGCCAAAATCACTCAATACCACAAAGAAGGGAAGTCAGCTAATGAGATTGCCGACTTAATGAATATGAATGTTAATGTTGTGAAAGCCTATCTCCCACGCAACAGACCTCAATACAAAGTTAATCAATCTAAAAATGCTCTAGCAGTACAAAGGAGTAAAGAACGTCACAAGAAGCACTAAAGGGACTTTTAAAAGTCCCTTTTTATTTTACATACTTATCCACAATTTCCTTGCCAACTTCCATTTTTAGCATTTGCTCTTTTACGAGTCTGCTATCGCAACCGCTATAATGTTGTTCAGTTATCCTCAGATCAGAATGTCCCAGACTCTGACAGGCAATACGCAAATCTCTTATAACATCTTCGCTGCCTTTTTGAATACAACTAATATACACGGAATGTGTCTGCCTAAAGCTATGAGTGCTGTATTTACCTTCTATGCCATGTTTGGCGGTTATATTCTTTAGAAATGTTGTAACGGAATTAAGTTCCATAGGGGCTATCCTGAGCGGTCTGCCGTTCCAATCGTACTTCTCATTAGTATATACAATTTCTTCTTCTCCGTCCTCATTCAAGAAAATGTCCTCAATATACTTCCTCTTACGTTCTCCACTCTGAAAAATATAATCTTCTGGGTCAAGTCCATAATACTTGATTATAAAACTCAGCATTTTCTTCACAGTATCACAAAGCCATGCCGTTCTCCATTTGTCCGTCTTGTCCTCTTGTAATGTCAAGTAATCTACAATTTTGCCGTTGTTATCGGTTAAATCCTTGACCCTCAAGGTCATTATATCTCCGTAACGATAGCCTGAGTTGCAAGCAAAAATTATAATATTTGCCTTAAAATATTTTTTACTCTGAAACAAATCTTCCAAAATCACATTTAGATCATCAGGTCTGAACCAGCTTGCAGACTTCTGCCTGCTTGCCGTATGTTTTGTAATAGCATTTCTATGACCTTTTTTTCGCTTTGGCTGTTTTGTTATCTGTATTCCTGTCGGAAGTCTATCCGATAAATCGAAAATTTTGCAAGTTTGAGCCGTACTAATATTCATTTTCATTCACTCCCATCATATACACAATGTAAATATTATTCCTGCTATCAACATAACGCTTGTAAAGAGCAAGCCAAAACCACCATAGACAACGTTCTTCACTATCATTCTAACTTTTCTCTGGCGTTCTTCTCTGAGCCTTTGACGGCGTTTTGCTTTTAAATATACCTTCCGCATATTATAATCTTGTTCTTCCTCTATCTTCCGTAGCTCTTCTTTACGATCGTTGTCTAGCATTTTCACAAAAAGTAATGTATTCGTATTTTCATTTTTCATATTTATTCCTCCTATATTTATTCCTGCATAAAGAAATACTCCTATCAATCAATGTGATTAATAGGAGTATTTATATTTATTATATTAGTTTTATACACACAATCGCTTTCATATTGCAAGTAAACTGTCTATTTCTGCAAGTCTTTTAAGAAGCTTTTCACGCTCCACTTTTAAGCTTTCCACGTCTATATCAGATACGAGTTTAACGCCCTCGTGGTCTTTGATTTTGCTATAAATCGTTTCAGGAACACCTTTTACACGAACGATTGTGTTCTTATCGGCCGCTATTCTAGGACTTTTGGCAGAGCCACCCGAAGTGGCAAAGCCACCGTTTATAAGCATTGCATTGTCGGAGAAAATAACCTCTCTGTCACGATAAAGTCTTTTCAGAACAACCATTGAGCCAACTCTGATTTCTCCGTCCTCGTAGCCTTCTGTATAAGTGTCGAGGTCAAGATCTACCGTGACAGTGCTGACCGTACCAAGCTCTCCGCACTCACCGTAGCATTCGATGAGCAACGCCTTGACGGCTTCCTTGTTCTCCTCTGGAAAGACCCAGCAAGGTGCGTTCCACTTACCCTGTATCTGCTTTGCCCCTGCGACAAAGCTCTTGTTGTACGGGCTGTTTACCTTGATTTTCTCGTTTTCAACTGCAACTTTCATGTTTTATCTCCTATTATATTATATTACTTCTTATTGTCAGGTATCTTAGCCCATATTGCCTCTCGATAAGCCAACTCTTGGCTATAGGTTTCATGCCATTGCTTATCCAATTCTTTTCGTTCCTCAAGCGTAAGACTTCTACCCTCATCAATAGCCTTATAAAAGGCGTCATCATAAATCTTTTGAGCTTTGTCAAAAGCTCCAATTGGATTGTATTTTCTGTTAATTTCTCTCCGCTTATTTTCACTATGGTTCACACATAGATAAATAATAATCAAAATGATTGTTGCTAGTAACAATGTTTATTCCTCCTCATTCAGCTCATGCTCGTTGTAAATTTCTTCATTATTTCTAATTAATTATACCACAAAATTCCTCATTAGTCAACTAGAATTTTGTCGAAAACGTCCATAAAATCGGACAGTATGGCTATTTTTATTAACCACGTTTTACACTCGTCATCAGTATAGCCGCTACACTTCATTTGTGCGATATGTAATCTAATACGCTCATTCCGTTCCAATGATCTGATACGTTCCATAAGACGCTTATCAGGGTGCTGTATTACCATGTTATTCTGCTTTTCTATCATATAAAATTCCTCCAAAAATTAATTATGGAAATGTTTAAAAGCTTCTTCTTTATCAGTACATATTGTTCCATTAGTAGTTATGAATGTGTGAATTTCTTTTATCATAAGTAATAATTCTCCTCTGTATAAACTTCTTTTAATTAAATAAACCTATTCAAATTTTTCATCATATCCTCTAAGTTAGTTATTTTCTTCTTATAATGGTCAAGTAAAATTATGTTATATTCTGTTGGTGGGCAAGTACTGTATTTAGACATAGTTTCATGCCAACTTGTTATAATGTCTTTCATATAATTCAATTGATGGTTAGTACCGATTTCATACCAGCCCACACCCTTAAAGCTATTTGAATTAAAATAATATGCATCAATTTCATCATCTGTAAGATAAGCAAGCATTGCAACAAAGTTAAAAGCATCTTTATTTTCGATATAAACATAATCTGCCTCATACCAAATATCTTTTGCAAGAGCTTTCAAGTTTTTGTCTTTAGGTATTTCCCAATAAGGTTCATCATCGTACTTATCATATCCAACAAGCTTAAACTTCATTACATCTTTATTTGTTTTAAGTTCATGTGTAAGAGCTTCTTCAGCACTCTTAAATTCCTTACCATCTGTTGTCTTAAAATATTCGATATGCTCAATCATTTATATTCTCCTTCAAGTTAAAAAAAATTAAAAATGCTTATTGATATAACTAAATTCCGTAATTAAATCCGATAATACTTCTTTATCCTCTTCTAAAATATGGAGATTGATGTCAGTTTTATGCTTATTGTAGTTAGCTTCATCTACTTTTACAGCAACTTCTAGTGTGTGTAAAACATCAATCATAAATTCAAATTTTTCTTCATAAAACATAGAGTATGCTCTATACCAACCAGTACCTTTAAATTTTGTATAGCTTGCACACTTTTTATTATAATTAACCATATCTTCTGTGCTAGGTAAATAATAGACTAGATTACAAGCAAAATTAAAAGCTTCTTCATTTCCAAAATAAATATATGTGGTTGTATTAGGATAAAATATACTTAGTGCAAGATGAAATAAATCTGTAAAGTCTATATCCACTTTATTATATCGGTCAGTCATAACATTATAAGTTACAATTACAATGTCTTTAACTTTTTCATTTATTTCAAGTTCGTGATTAAAAGCCTCTTCTTTACTAGTAAAAGTTTTATTATCACTTGTTGTGAAACATTCTGTATGGGTAAACATATACTTATCCTTTCTATATCAGTTATAGCTTTATTACATTATCTTCTATAAATTTATTTAAGTTTCTATCAGCTTCATAGAGTTTATCTAATTCCTTACGACAATCTTTAAGTAATGTTTCTTTTAAACTCTCTAAACAAGCATAATCACTTTTTTCAATATCTTCAATTATCTTTTTGAGATGTTTAATAATTTCAGAAAATAGGTATAGTCTGAATCATAACAAATGTGTTCTGCAAGGGTAATAAGGTCGCAGATCTCGTCATTTGCAAGTTCATCAAAGCTTTTGTCTGACTTATACACATACCCTTGATTGGTGCAGAAAAAACCTATTTGATCTTCAAAATCACGTTTTTTAATACCTTGTTTAAGCAAGGTATCTATTTTTTCTCTTGTTAAATATGGCTTATTACTCATGGTTTACCTCCTTGTTTATTTATACCATGTTGATTTTACGTCATTTAGATTTATCGGGCAAAGTAACATAAGCTGACTATTATATTTATTTTCCTCAACATTTTTGAAGACTATAGGTTTCGATGCTCCACTATGGAACATTTTAATTCTGTCGCCCTCAAGATTTTTAATAGCATCCGTAAAGTATGTGAGATGATAGCCGCTAGTCTCAGAAATATTCAAGCCCTCAATATCAATGCTTCCATAAGGTGAGACAAGTCCATTATTCTTGATTGCAAACATATCCATAGTCTTTTTAACTCTAATCTCTTTAAAGTATTTCAAGTTTTCAAGCATATTCTTTTTCTCAAATTCAAATTCAGAGCTAAAACTACATGGAATAGCTGCCTCCCATTTGAAATACTGCCCTTCAAGATTCCTGCTCAAGAGCGTAAAATCTTCCGACACAAGATTAAATGCTGTTATATCCTTAAACGATATAATATCACATTCACCCTTTTTGAATTGCTTTAAAATTGAAAATGTGTTATTATTTATTGTAAACTCATTTTTAAAGCTCAAGCCGTTATCTTCCGTATCAATGCTGATTGCAAGTCTATAGCCGTCAAGAGCTACCATTTTATTTGCCTTAAAATTAATACCTCTTAATATAGGCTTGAGATCGTTTTGTGTGTATATAGCATAGCTGATTGAATTATAACGCTCCATAAGCTTCTCAATCGTGTATGTATGTTGCTCAAGGATATTTGAATTATTTGAATTAATATTATCAATCCAAACTTTTCCAAGATGTGCAAAAAGAGAATGTGCATCATTATCATTTACATCAGTTATTCCAGCTTTAAATGACTTTTTGCCGTCCTCAAAGTTGCACGCTTTATCACTATCAAACGTGATAATTGTATCGCTGCCCTTGAAATATTTAAGAGCCTTTATAACTCTTTTCACGTCCTCAAGAGCAAACATGATCTTGTCATCGGTTATACAGCTTATAGTCTTACAGCCGATAACCTCCAGATTATTTGCGGAAATTTTCATTTTTCCGTCCTCAGCCTGGATAAACGCACTCCGCAAAAGATAGTCAGATGATTTTGTGTTAAAGATCTTTTCCACCTGCTCGAGGGCTGCTACAAGGTTCTTTGTGTTTACTATAATTTTCGTGTTCATGATTTTTTACCTCCGTATTGTTATTAGTATCTACATTTTACGATCTGAATTATTCCAGACTTAATGCACAAGTCGGCTAGTTCGTCTTGTTCTTTAACCTTGTTGATTTCAGCTTGGAATATCTCAGGATTTTTAATTGCGTACTTTTCCACAAAATCATTTTTTCTGAGATTATAGAGAAAATAATAGTTCCCATCAACGGCTACAAGCCTATTGTATAAGCTCATTAAATTAATATTTTTTTCCTTGAGTTTGCGTGAGATTTCAAACAATATTCTAGGGGCTAATGAGTTGTTTATAATGGTGCAACTCCTTATAACTCCAATTGTTTTACCATTATCGCCCCTTATTGTAATTGACGTCTTACCGATTTTTATTTCTTCTCCGTTGATTTTTGTAATTTCCATAAAATTTGACCTCCATATTTTAAAATAAATGTTTTGTTTTGCTTTTCAAGCGTGTTATATGGTACTCTTAACGACTTCATGCGGTCATTTTGAGTATATAGGGCGGCTTATATAACCGCCCTCAGATCATAAGATTATATAGCTTTTAAGCGTTATAATATTCTATCTGCTTGTGCAATTCCTCTTGCATGATCTTTATTTGATTTTCCGTTAAATCCTTGATATTCATATTTAAAGCCGCTAAAGCAGGCTCATAATCACAAGTGATACAAGCTTCATGGTTCGCCAACTCATAGCTTATCATTTCTCTAAATACTTCATCATTTGACTTGATCTTATCAAATTCAGCTTGTAAATGCTCAAAGATTTTATTTGCACGCTTCACAATTTCATTGTTCTTTACATAGCAAAAACAAGCCGGACAAAAGTATTTATATATTTTGTTCTTTTCCTCAAATTCCTTTTCCCACTGCTTGCCAATTCCAAAGCAAGATAAATAATCAAATTGCATTCTCCAATAGTTATGCAGATAGTATGATTTTGCGGTATAGTCGTCATATGACTTTACAACGCTCATCAACTCGACTTCAGTAAAGAGCTTGTTGTTTAACTCCTTTGTCAATAGCAAATTGAGAATTTTACAAAGTTTTTTCAAAGAAAATATTGTGCTATATATGGCACATCAATTCGACCACTATCACTATAAGACTTATATATAAACGCCATAGCTGCTAGTTGTGAGGCGTTTTCTAAGCATCAAAAAAGCGAGTGGGAATGTATCTAACCTTCCCACTCGCTCGACTTAGCAACTACCCTACAACGGCAAGCAATTTGTGAAACACTCTGCTGTCTAAAATCACTTGTTATCTCTGCACAGGCGAATAGTTCAAGACAAGGTTTCAAGGTTTCAGCATAGAAGCCCACGTTTGTTGTGCCGCTGCTTCCCTGCTCATATTCGCCGTACTTAATTACTGCAAAATAATCGTTGCCGTTTTCTGCTCTAAATTCGATAATATCGCCCTCATAGATTTTTTGTTTCTCCCTGTCAAGCTCCTGCGTAAAAACGCCGATTGTTTCGGGTGAACACCTATGATACACGCCTTCATCATCAACGATAATATGCAAGTCAGACGAGCTGTGCAAGCAGATATAGCCGCCCTCTACCCAAGAAAAGCTATCCTCACGCTTGCCGCAAAATGAATTACAGAACATTTTCAAGCTCCTTTCGTTCAAACCTTGCAATATTTTCAACCGAAACATCAGGAATTATGTCGCTCAAAAAGTAAGCCATTTGATTTTTTGAATGATTGTTGTTTTTCTCTGCATATTCCAACAGATTTAAAATCAGCTCAACAGTTATTTGCTGTGCGCAAAGCTCAAAGTTTAATGTTTCTTTCAGCCAACGCATAAAGCCGTCTTTGTCAAAATTCATTATTACGCCCCCTTATATTTGTGACTGCATTATATGCAGTCACAAGCGTTGAACTTTGCCAAGGCGAAAGCAAGACCGTATGTGTCTCTTGTGTATAATCTGTGCAAATTGTCGATATATACAAAGCTGTCTGCGTTGTCGCCGTGGTAGAATTTAAGCACCTTATCACCACGCTGTGCAATATTGTTAATTGTCAGCTCCTTATATTTTTGCATTATTTCTTCTGCGGCTTCAAGATACTTATTTACAGCTTCCTTTCTTGTGTCATAGTCATACTCGACAAAAACGAAAGTGTTACCGCCTGAAAGTATCTCGTAACTTCTTTCATCACGGTCGATATACTCGAAAGACTTTGCAACTCCTTTTACAGCCTGTTCATTCACAGCCATATTTTTTATATAGATGTGTACCGCTGTTTCATAGCCTGCATCGCTCACCCTCACCGATACATCTCTTGAAGTGTAGCCGAGAGCCTTAATCTTCTTTCTGATTGCGTTACCAAGTTCACGATTTGTCATAGCTAAAACCTCTTTCATAAGTATTAATTTATCTTATGTATATATTATAGCATATTATAATACATTGCAATAGCAATCCTTTAAAGCTGATTTTCCTTGCTCCTCAACTAAATATTTATGGTGTAACTCGTATTCATCAGCGTGGTAAATATGCTTTTCGTTCTTGAAAACAAGTGCAGAGTATCCAAAGTAGCCGCCAAAATCAACAAAGAGTATATCGTGATCTTTTATGTTGATATAATCAAGAGCTATTTCAGCAGCTTTATTAAATGTTAATGATTCTATATCATTAATTGCAAGGGCTTTTGTGTTTGTCATGTTCTCCATAAAAAATATCCTCCTCTCGTGTGCTAGAACTCCATGAAAATAGATCTATTATTATCCTTATTTCCATTAGCCTTTATAATGCCGTTGACCGCTTGAACAACTCCATATAGCCAGCCGTTTAAATAGTCTATGTTTTCGCAAAACTGCACATAAGAGCCGTTTTTAACATCTTCAGCAGACTTGAAAATATACCAGCCTTTACCGTAGTCAGCCTTTTCAATGTGGATATAGCCCATATTGACGAAATAAGCCCTTAAATTATCCTTGATAATTGCAAATTGCTTTGGCGTGAAAACCTTCTTGATGTCCTTTGTACTGATGCCAATAGTGTTTATTATGTTCTCCATGGTTAATTCCTCCTCAAATATGTATCATTTTTTGGTTTATCTATGTTGTATGGTGTGTTTATTTTCCTCGTGCGGAAAATACCCACATATACCGCCCTTTATGGGCGGTTGTTATAATTAAATTATCTCCTCTTTAATGTCAACAACTCCGAATGGTTTATCGTTCCTGCCCTCAAAATAAGCATGACACTCACTGATTATACAGCCCTTTTGATATGGATTGAGATCATTTATACTCATCTTTTCTCCGTTTGTATTAAACAGTTCGTATCTATTTATATTTTTATTAATTCCGTAAAGAATAAACGTGCATTTGGTTTCTGCCATTGAAGTTAAAATATTATCAATCTCATCATCAGTAATATTTGAATTTTCTGCTTTCCAAATTTTCCGTAAACATTCTGTATCATTGATAGTAAATGTTATTTTGCGTGTATTTCCGTATTTATCCATTGTTTTATACCTCCTCAAAGTCTTAAAGTTGTTATAACGTGTAAATAATGGTTATGGTATCCGCTCCACCTCATGCAGTTTCGTGGATATAAGGGGTGTAAACCCCTTTAAAATTATTCAATCTCAATGCCGCTCAATATCTCTTGAGCCTTGCTTAAAAATTCCGCCTCATATTCATCAACATAGTAATCAATATAATATGCCGTCACCTTGTCCGCAAGTTTATCGTCATTCTTGATATAGTCAATTATATTACGACGATCAACGGGAAAATTAATCCCAAAATCTTTGAATTTTCTAACCGCCTTTATAAGATCGTTTTCGGAAATTTCAAGAGCATCCGCAAATTCTGAAATGTCATTAAAATAGTCGTAAACGTCATCATAATTCGGTAAATCACTATAGATAGTAATATGATCGTCATTGAGCCATGAATGACCGCCCACATTTATAAACGTTTCAAGGCGTCCTATTTTTGCATCTGCATCATAGTAAAAATATACGTCCGTTTGGTATGGGTTCAAGTCGATCTCAAATTTCCGCAAGATTACCGCAAATTCAGATACAAGATCATTGATATTGACAACGTCCTCATCGGTGATATAGTGCTTAATTGTACTCATTTTAATATACTCCTTTTAATAGTTTTAGCTTTAAGCGTGCAAATACGCTTCTTTTTGTGCCATTTTTATAACGCTTTTGGCAGCGTTTAAAACGCTTTGCGGGATTCTATAGCCGCAAATAACGTATTTGTCAAGGCGTGTATTGTAGCCGATTGAATAGTTCCAGGTAAACACCAGCGTTATAATAATTAGTGCTGTCGGTATAGGCATTGATGCTGCTATCATCTACAAGGATAACATCTTGACCGCTGATTATATTTTTAGCGTCATTGTTTGTGATTTTTTTTGATGTTGTGTACATAAAAATACCTCCATTTTTTCGTTTATGTTTGTTTTGTCTGTTTTGTTTTATGTTGTCTCATTTCTTTTGTTTTACTGTTCTACACTTGACTTTTTATTTCTTTTGTGTTATCCTAAAAATATGGTTGATTAAATTCAGATCATTGCACTGGATTCAATCGTATAGCGGTTAAAATAACCGCTAAAAGTTTAGGTAAACTATTAGCAAGATCCCTTTTTTTATATCCCAGAAATTCGGAAACTGGATTAAAAGCATTTTGAGCCTATCGCTTTTAAGATTTTTCTATCGTACATTTGACGTTGTTCAATTCGGTTTTAGCCGGTTCGGATAGAAAATATTTAATTTTCAAGTTGCAAAAATTTGTTATTGATTATAAATCAATTTCAATTACTAGCTGTCGCATAACCTTGCAAAAGTCAACTAGATTTTTTGTTGTGCGATTATCAACTCTTTTCATTTTAGATTTTACGCTTTTTAGTATTAGCAGTAAACTTATTTGTGATCGGTAAAGGGTTTTGCTTTTTGGTTTATTCCTTTCCTTTACTGTAATTATATTATAACACATAGTACTATGTTTTACAAGCGGCAAAATGCACGATAACATAGTACTATGTTTGTACAACTTGTACACACAACATATAGTGTATTCTGATCTGTAAAAGGCATATGACTACAATATATAGTGTTTAAACATTTACGGATCAGGCAAAATAATTTTGTAAGAAGCCACAAATAATAAAAGAAATGAGGTTTTAAATTTGTGCAATACAAACAAAAAGAAGATTGAGTATAATATGAAATATAATACCAAAAATTACAAGCAGTTAAAAGCATTTATTAAACCCGATGATTACTTGATGATTGATGAACATTGCCAAAAATCAAATATTAGTAAAGCTAAGTTTATTGTAAAATGTTGTAAATACTGTATAGATCATGATATTAATTTTGATGACTAACTAAACCACAATATATAGTGGTTAGATGTAGTATTTATTACTTGCAATACACAATATACAGTATGCTTATATCTTGAGCTATAAGGCTACTAGCAAGCGTTATACACTGTTGTGTGCATGGGTGGTATAGTTATACTTGATAGCCGTTAAAATGAATTTTAGAGCATACAATATATAGTGGTATTGTAGTGTATTATGTGTGAGTGTATACTATATATTATGGTTAATGGTTTAATGATTGATTTATGTATGTGTATATCGACTTGCAGGCGAAAATCTTGCAAAGGTTCTTTACTAATGACAATTAGCCAATTTGCACAATTTTAAAGGCTGATTTTATGCAAATTGCTAGTTTAAAATAGGGATTGAGTATTGAATTTTAGGCGTATTTTAGTGAGTGTTTACCACTTTGGCGGTAAACAAGGGGTAAAATAGGGAACTAATAGGGATTGATTTTGAAGCAGATGGGCTAAAATGTTAATATTTGTTAATGTTTAAGGTTAATATTTTAATAATCCATGTTCAAATTTTAATAATTTAAGAGTGCTTTACAAGTTAAAGCAGGTTAAAATATTAATATAAAATGTTCAAATTTTAAAGATGATGATTAAGGGCGTTCGGTATATCGAATAGCAACCACCGAAAAATATACTTGACAAAAATCAAATATTAATAATAAACAAATACACAAAAAGGTCAACTATTGACTTAATCGATGATTGATAAAAATCAAATATTATAAAGTCGGTTGAGCCTGCATGAAGTCGGCAGAAATTATATTAACATTCTATGAATTATATTACAATTATTTATATATGTGATTTTGGCAAAAAGGCATATAAACCACGCAAATAAGCGGTTTTATGAATAAGGTAAAGTAATTAATTAAAAAGACTTGTAGGGGGTATCTTTACATTTATGGGAACATATGGAAACAAGATTATCCCCTTAGTAGTTCCACTCTATCCACACGCCCCAAAACCAAATCTAAAATCAAAATAGCACTTTTTAAAATTCCTGCACACTATCCCACTACCCCACCAAAAAACCAAATTTTCATTCGATAATGCGTTCGAGTAAACCTCGTATCTATGCCATTTTTTAAACTTTTTCAAACCCAAAAATATACTTAAATACACCGAAACACACCAAAATTAACTTGTAAACATTATTTCTATACCATAAGAAAACAACCTATCACTCCCAAAAAATACACTCCATTAAAGACTATAATAGGTCTTATTTTTTTGTCCTAAAATGGCTATAAATCTAGTTTTACACTTAAACAATCACTCATTTAAAATTCAATTTTAATTCACTGTCAACTTATTAAATTACACTTCAGAAATAATATACTATCACCGAAACATCTCAAAACAATAAAAAACCATCAAAAAAATCATTTATAAAACTCATAAAATAACCTATTGTAAAAACGAAAAAACGTTTTTACGCCTTGATTTACAAGCAAAAACAACGAATATGCTATCGTAATTTTACCGAACGCTCCGAAATAAAATGCTTAGACGAAAACAAAATGTTTAAGTAGTTGCCAGACAACTCATGCAAACAATAATCTTTCAACTGAAAAAATATCTGTGAAGATTAGCGTGACCGTAGGGAACGATAATCAAACAGGGAAGTTATATACGAGCGTAGCGAGAATATAACTGACTAGCTGTGCGCAGCACAATAATAAATACAAAGCTTCTTCAATAACATAATGTCAATACATTATCATTAATTATCATTATCGGTCATTATCGCTTTATTGCTCAATAGATATAACCACCTTAATAGATGTAATCACAATGATCTTCATTTTATGTTAGTTAATTTCATGTAAGTCATTTAATGTTCTATCCTACATTATTTAATTTTTAATTTCACTTTCCCTGAACCTCTCTTATTTTCTGATTTTTAAATTTTATTTCACTTGCCTTGGCTTATAACCTCTAAAAATGCAATTGACTTAATTGCCTCAATGTAAACAACAAATTAACACAAAAGTTATATATTTATGTTCAACTCACTATTGACACATCTCAAAAGTAGTAGTATAATAACCGTAGTATCTCAAAAGTAGCATACTAAACTTATGATATTAATATATCATATTGATTATTAGTTGTCAACAAGAAATTTATTCCTGTAAACAATTAATATTTAGAAGAAAAAACCTACACGCTTTAGCGGGTAGGAAGGATTCTCTTATTACTAAAGATATCTAATATTATTCTACTCTACACTTTGACCTACACTTTTAGTATACAGATTGCACACTTTTTTGCATTTTGACCTACACTTTTGGTATACAGATTGCAAAAATGGCGGACTAACAATAAATGGAAGACAGCAATAAAAGGTGGTGACAAATCATAACTGACAATTATTTTGTAAAAATGCCCAAGAAATATATATACGCTGACTCAGCAGACAACTTTGAAATTTTATTGTATCGCTGTCTTAGTTACCTATATGAAACTAGAACAAGGACGGTAGGTACATCTATAAATGAAATTTTGGAATTGTGTCATTGTTCCATTTATAGTAAAGGTAACAGAGAAAATACTCATAGGATAAAAGCACTTTTCAATATTTTTATTGCTAGGTCAGATTTGACTTGGGACAACCAATGTGACTATAAATCATCAAATAATGTCAATGCAAACGCTCATTTAAGATTCAAGGTCAACAAAGCGGTGTTTGATCCTCCAGATAATTTCGTAATATTATACGACACAGAATGGGACAAACTAATGTCTATTTCAAATAGGCTGTCTAAGTCAATACTTCTTCGTGTTTACTTATACATAAAGTCATGGAACTTTCAGAATACAGAAATTATAACAGAGAGTGTTTGTGGTTGTTGCAAGAAAGAAACGATAATGGCAGAAGAATTACATATGTCGGTCAGACAGTTAGACAACTATTTAAAGGCATTATGTGATAATGGGCTAATAGTCAAGCATATTACAGGCTCTTATAAAAAGAATGGCAAGGTCTATAATGCTCCTAACGTTTATGTGCTTAGTTCAGATCTGAACGTACAACAACATATCCGAGAAGCTGTTGACAGACTAAAGTACACCTATAAGGTAGATGAATTTCTACCAATGACACATAAGAACAAGAAAATTAGAAAGGATTGATAAACGTGATAGATAATAAGATTATAGTATTTGAAAACGAGGACTTTGGAGAACTTAGAACGGTTGAGATTGACGGAGAAGTTTGGTTTGTAGGTAAGGACGTGGCAATGATATTGGGTTATGGAAATGGAAAAGTTAAAAGTAAGGCTTTAGCTAACGCTATAAAAGATCATGTAGATATTGAAGATAAAAGGTTCTTAAACTATGATGAACTTAAAGCGTACCAAAATGGTGACCTTAAAAATATTAGCCACTATGGAATGACAATTATAAATGAAAGCGGTCTATATTCTCTTGTATTTGGAAGTAAATTGTCAACCGCAAAGAATTTCAAACACTGGGTAACTTCTGAGGTTCTTCCTTCACTTCGTAAAACTGGTACATATAATACGCAGGCTTTTGAAGAATTAAAAGCAGAGGTAATAAATCTCAAAGAAGAATTAGAGAAAAACAAATTACCCAAGAAAACATATAGTTCATGGTTTGGTCGTATGCACCCTAAATATAAATTAATAGAAGATAGTCTTGGTATTACTAGGGGTGCATTGTATAGAGAAATTCTTAAAGAGCTTGCTAACAGATACGGACTTGATACATACCAAATAGAACAAGACTATTTGTATGAAAATTGTTTGGATAAATGTTATCCTCTTGACCCATATCAGTGTGTTCCGCAATATCGCAATATGATAGAAGATATTATTAATGAGTATTTAATCAGTAACAGTTTAGCTGATAAAAACGATATTATTGCAACTAAGAAATATAAGACAATTTTTTCAAAAACTAATTCTAAGACTGATTTTAATGAGTCTTACTTTAACACAGAGGACGGTGAAAACAATGAGTAGAAATCGCAAAACAACTTCTTTACAACAACTATTCCCTGAAGATTATATATACGAGGCTCAGGACAAGCCTTTAGACGACAATGAAGAATATTTAAGGTTTCGCAGTGAGTATTGGACTATGCTGGCTGAAACTGACGATACATACAAAGAAGATTATATGTAAGATAAAATAAAGGAGACAACAAAATGAACAATTTGAAACTTGTAGAAACAGACATATTTAATGAAATCGCAACTTGTGACTTTTGGGGTAACGCCAACAATGAGTATCTTGTCACAAGAGAACAGATTGGTAGAGCATTGGGCTATAGTAATCCTGCAAATGCAATTAAAAATATCCATTTAAAGCATAAAGAAAGGTTAGATAAATTTTCAACTCAGCTCACTTCAAAACAAATTGAAGGAAATAGACAGATTGAGCGTAAAAGAACATTTTATAATTTACAAGGTGTTTTACTTATCATTCAATATTCACAAGTACCTGAGCAATTAAAAGAAAATTTATTGACAAAAATCAAAAGCAAAATGGGTAATAAGGAAATCGTTGTAATTACAGAACGCAAAGAATTGAATTTTATTAATGATTTGGAGGAGATTTTGTCAGTTTTTCTGATTAAAGGAATCAGACAATTTCGCATAGGAAATAAATATAGAATCGACTATTACATTCCCACTATAAAAGTTGCCATTGAATATGATGAAAATTCTCACAAGCTTTACAACCAAGATGAAGAAATAATGCGTGAAACTTTTATAAAAGAGCAATTAGGTTGTAAATTTATTAGGATATCAGACGATTACAATAATAATAAAGGAATAGGTCTAGTCATAAAGAAATTAATAAATTGGGGTATTTTAAAATCAGGACTGGAGGTAATGAACAATGCCTAGACTAACAAAACTTACAGAGAGTGAGTATGCCAATGGTGTATTCGCAGAAGCCAAAAGAATAAACAATAACGAGACAATTCGTAAACAACCGCCTACAGAACAGCAAGTTAGATTGTGTCTTAGAGTGTTAAGAGATTTTCACATACATATAAACAAGGATAATATTCCTAGATTTAAAAGTGTTCAGGAATTAGAGCTTTGGCAAAAGAAAATGATACACAATAAATTATATGACAATAACTAAAACGGAAAGGTAGATTAAAATGACAGAAAACAACAAAACTATGGTAACAGTATTTGAGAGCAAAGATTTTGGCAAGGTAAGAACGGTAGATATTGATAACAAGATTTACTTTTGCGGTTCTGATGTGGCAAAGGCGTTGGGGTATTCAAGACCAGCGGACGCAATAACATCTCATTGTAAAAGGGTCTGCGTTTTACCGACCCCTTCGGCTGGAGGTGTACAGAAAACAAAATTCATTTCAGAGGGTGGCGTTTATCGTCTTATAGCACATAGTAAACTCCCTTCCGCAGAACGCTTTGAGAGTTGGATATTTGACGAGGTACTTCCAACTATACATAAAACAGGCAGTTATATTGCGGCAGGCTCGGAAAAAGACAATGAACTAAAACTATTGCAAGCTACGGTTACTCAGCTTCAGAATATGTTACTTGCATTATCGGCTAAGAAAATACCAAATGAAAAAGCTTTGAACATATGGAAGAAACAAATTAGCACTCCGCTTATAGTGAAGTTACAGGATAATGCTTTACGAACTACAGGTGAGGTTGTTGAGTTTGCAGATATGCTACATAGAGTTTATACTCAAATGACTTCAATGTTTGGCTTTTGTACTGTTACGGCTCTTAGTGAGTTTACAGATAAGTACAATTGTGATTGTACTACAATACAGCCAAGTATTATAAATGCTATTGCGGATAATCATGTATATCAGGCTTGGTTTACTCAGGCTTGTAATCAGCTTATGATTTGTGTAGGTAATGGGGATAGGTTTACATCTGACGATGGTTGTACTTATAATGCTACACAGTTTACTTTAGAGGACAGCTTTGATTTTATTGCTTACACACTGGCAGAGGTTATGAATGATAGATCGGCTCATCATGCACACACGCTGTCTATGGTTTATAAGAAGATAAACTCCACGAGAGGTTGGCATAATCAAATGACTAGGAAGAAGGCAAAGACTAAGAAAGATGTAATATTGTCTGATAGAAAACAGTTTACTAAATTTGTGTTAGCTAGCAATGAAATTATAAAGGAATTGAGAAGGAGTTAAATTTATGAGAACATATACGGTAACAAGCAAAGTAACCGCAGAGGAACGTGAGGTTACAATTAACATTTCATGCGAGAATGGCGAGTGGGTCGCTAATTTGTATACCTGCATTGAGAGGTATGCTAACAAATGTAAAAAGCAAGGCTGGAAACAGATTGATGAAACAAGACACACTGACGGTACGTTTATCGGAGCTACATTTATTGCTCCTGCCAAAGCCATTAGTATTAGAAACGCTCACCCAACTAAAAGAGTTATCTCAGAAGAACATAAACAAAAGCTTTTAGCTGCGAGAAATAAAGATTAGTTAAAATTGTACATTAATTGTGTTAATTTTACAGCTAAATTGTTTTGAGTATAATTTTACTTGTAAAGTATTACTCTTTAAAATTTAACACAATTAATGTATGTTCCTGACGGTAGAACGTAGATTATGATAGATATAAAGATAGGAGATATAAATGGCATTAAATAAACTATATTATGTGTATGGACTTGACACAGCTTGTTTTTACACTGATAAAGAAAATGAGATTGAAAAGTATTTACTAAAGGCTAGGCGTGTTAAGAACAGATTTAAACAGAGGTACGTTGATAATAAAAACAATCTTTCGCCAAAGAGACAAAAGCTCTATCAGCAATTAAATAAACTCGTTATAAGGCTAAAGTCTGAATTGAAAGAAGAATTACATAAAAACATAGGACTAACTCGAAACGTGAGAATGGATAAGATCGTTGACAAAAACGGAGAGCCGTCTATTAGAAAGAGGGTTTCTATTTTTGATAGTTCTTTGACAAGATATTTTGGCTTAAAGGAAAGAGAATTTAATACCGAGATACTTATAATTAAGGTCTATTTTTACGATGTAGCTGAGAGCATTGTTAAAAATGGTTTTTATATGAATGGCTATAAATATAAATTTTTCTCGGCTTCAGCAGGGCAGATAAGAACAAAAAAACTTGTTGCGGTTAGAGAAGATTTGTTGCTTAAATATTGGAATGCCTTGACCGCTGGCTTAACCGTGGAGAAAATCAACAAGTTGGGCGGTATGAATATTAACAAATATTTAGCATATTTGGCTTTATGCAATTCTGCAACAGACCTATGGGAAGATTTTAACATTGATCGTTGTATTGTTGTTGATGATTTTGAAAATGTAATTCATGATACGGTTGATTTTATAGACGATAAAACCTACGAGATTACAAGAGTAACGAAAGATTTAGATTTTACACAAACTGATGGCTGTGGAATGATTTTACCATATCTAACTGATAGAAATTTTATGGTTAGACTACCGTGGATAAAGGGTTTATTGGCTAAATTTGATTTCGTAAAATTCATTAAGGATAACAATGCAACAGGAATCGTAAAAGATATTTATGGCACAACTCACAATATAATTGATGAAAATATTCAGATAATTTTCACTAAGAGCCAGTTAAAAATGTGGAAATATTTTGACAGTTGGGAAGAGTATAAAAACAATTTTAAAAAATATGGCTGTACCGCAGGTATATGTAATCGTGAAGAAAGCGTAATATCAGACTCGGTTATAAATTATCAGATGATACAAACTCTAGCTGATATGACGGATAGCGAAATAAAAGAATTGGCAAAAAGTAACATAGAAGAAATAGATAAAATTGCCTCTGATGTACCAACAATGCTCAAAGTTTTTGGAGCTGATAAATCTAATTGTTATAAAACTGGTTTTCAAAAGTGCCTTGAAATTTATCCTGAATTGCTTTCTGACTTATATTGCAGGAGTATGTTAAAAGATATAAAAAAGAAAAAAGAGAAAGAATTATGGTCTGCACGTTTTGATATGGGTGGTAAATATAGCTTTGTCATACCAGATTTGTATGCGTTTTGTGAATGGCTGTTTTTGGGGATAAAAAATCCAATGGGTCTTTTACAGAATGGTGAAGTATGTTGTAAGTTGTACAATGACAATGAAAAATTAGATTGTCTTAGAAGTCCCCACTTGTATATAGAACACCCAATAAGAATAAATAAAACACAATTTGATTGGTTTGATACCAATGCTATTTACATAAGTTCTCATGACCTTATTTCAAGAATAGTACAATGCGATTTTGATGGAGATAAATTGCTTGTGACAAATAATTCAACGTTGGTTAGCATAGCAGAAAGAAATATGAATGGTATTGTTCCTTTATTTTACAATATGCGTAAGGCAGCGGCAGAAGAAATATCAGTGAGTTCTTTATTTAAAGGCTTGTTACTAGCATATAATGGAGGCAATATTGGTACACCGAGTAACAATATTACAAAAATATGGAATAGTGGCAAAATGAATAATGAAAAAATGCAAGCTGTTAAATGGTTAGTGGCAGAAGTAAATTATACTATAGACTATGCTAAAACGTTGTACAAACCACAAAGACCTGAAAAGGTTGACAAAATTATCAAGCAATACACTAAAAACAAAATACCTTATTTTTTTATGTATGCCAAGGGCAAAAAGAAAGAACAGGTAAAACCATTGTCTTTATGCACTGTTGATAGAGTTAAAATGCTTTGTCCCAAAAGAAAAATCAACTTTAATTTTACAAACTCAAATATCGGCAAATTTGATTATAAGGTTTTGATGAATAATCCAGATATAGAATTTAATCAAAACATTGCAGACAAATATAAAGAAATATCAAGTACGTTAAATTTTAAACATACAGATGATAGCAAAATGAATAATTATCTTGCGGTGTTTGATGATGCAAAAAGCAAATTATTCAGTTTACCATATTCCAAAAACGTAATTATTGATAATATTGTCATTGATTTGTTCCACAATAGGCGTACCGCTTTAAAGAAAACATTTTGGCTCTTATTTGGTGACGAGGTGTACAATAACATAAAAAGAAATATTGGTAGTAATTTTATACAATGCGAAAAATGTCATAAAAGATTTTATAAACATAGTTCCAATGAAAAATATTGCAATAAGTGCAAGGGTTATCAAAAAATTAAAACAAAAACTTTGATCTGCTGTGATTGTGGTAAGGAGTTTGCGGTAGATAGTCAAAGTCGAAAAATTAGGTGTGAAGAATGCCACAAAAAAGAAAGAAGCAGGATAAATAAAAACTATCGAGAAAAGACCAGTTCGTTTTAAATAGAAAATGGACAAATACCTCGCAAATACGTTGTTTGCGAGGTATTTTTTTGTCTAAAATGCTTAAAAATCGCTACCCATATGGAAAGAGTATTTTGCTAATTTACAAATCTAAAGAGTAATTTTTTCTTTTTAAGCAAATAAACATACTAATCCATAATATATTATAACACGCACAAAGTCAATATTCAATAGGCATTGTGTACAAAATTAAAATTGAAAAGGTGGTTATTTTACACATGATTTTCGTCACAAAGGACGAGGCGGATTATCTTCGTCAGAACATTAAGAACGTTAAGATTTTCAAAACGTGCCGTCTGAAAAACAATGGCTCTAATCGTGGTAAGAGATACGCAGAGGAAACATCTGCGGTTGTTAATCTGCTTGCCAAGTACAGAGCTGATTAAAAAAATATCTTACAGTACGTCTGTAAGGGTGGGTATATCCCACTAACTTATTTAGAAAAGGAATTTATTTTTTATGACAGTAACAGAAGAACTTCCAATTTCCATTGTAGATAGTTTGGATAAGAGAACATATCCTACGCCTGAAGAGTATAACTATTGGAAATCGAGAGAAAACAGAACATTTTTTATTGATTACGAGGTAGATGAGTTTTATAACCTCATTGAATTAAGCAAAGTTATTATTCAGATGAACATGGAAGAAAGAGAAATTAAAAATCCAAAGCCAATCTTTATTTTCATTCATAGTTATGGTGGAGATATAGAACAGGCAAATTATTTTTGTGACCTGATACAGAGTAGTCATATTCCTATCGTTACTATTGGAATGGGTGTTGCTATGAGTGCAGGCTTTCTTATTTTTCTTGCTGGCAAGCGTAGATATGCGTTTGAACATTGCCAAATGCTCGTTCATCAAGGCTCTACTGCTTTTCAGGGTAGTGCTGCTGAAATTGAGGAAGCTCAGAAAAATTATAAGAAACAGCTTGAGGGCATGAAGTCATATATCCTCGCAAGGACGGACATTGATGAAAAGACTTTTAATAAAAATAGAAATAAAGATTGGTATTTATCTCGTGATGAACTTGTGAAGTACAAAGTGGTCGATAAGATTGTCACATCGTTTGATGAAATTAATTAGGCGGTGTTATCATGGGCAAGAAAAATAATAATACAATAACCTCGTATGATAACCCACCTGAGAAAATTGACGGTGATCTGTTTTATAGTCTACAATTAGATAAAGAACAAGAAGAATTTGCTAATGCAATTTGGAACAAGGACAATGATATTATTTTCTGTAATTCCAAAAGTGGAAGTGGCAAAACTACTATTGCCATTGGTATAGCAAATTTACTTGTGCAGTACCAAATGTTCTCAAAGATTATTTATATTGTTTCGCCTTGTGCAGAAGGCAGGTTGGGCTTTCTACCCAGTGATGTAACTTCAAAGAGTGAGGTTTACTATGAACCACTCTATAATGCACTACAGACACTTGGTATAAATCCATTTACGGCTGTATGTACAAATAGTCTTGTTTCTGAGAAGTATGAAGAAGGCTATATCAAACCTCTTACGGACGTTTACCTTAGAGGCGTCAACTTTAAGGACGCAGTTATTATAATTGACGAGTCTCAGAACGCAACTTTTGACAATCTTAAAAAGACTTTAACAAGAATAGGTGAAAACTGCAAGACAATTTGCATAGGACATACAGGACAAATTGATTTACCTAATCATAAGGCAAGTGGATTTGAGAAATATCTAAATCATTTTTCAGGAAAAGAACATTGTCAGATTTGCGAGTTACATACTAACCATAGAGGTTGGGTGTCAACTTGGGCTGACGAATTGGAGGATTAGAATAAATGGCTAAAATAACAAAAAAGAACGTTCTGTCGGTACAGGGCATTGTAAACATAGAGAATGGAAAAATAACATTTAGCGTTGAAGATATTGAGGGTGAAATTGCCCTTGCGGAACTTATGTCAGATTTCAACGGTCAGGAAGTAAAACTGTCTGTAAACCAGACAGATGAAATTGCATAGTGGGAGGAATTTAAAATTTCTACATACAAAAGATTTGAAGGCGAGTCTGATGACGAGCTTATATTTAGAGTGTGCAAAGATAAGGACAAGATAGGTACTTGGAATGATGTCAGGGATATTTTAAATAATTTGCTTTACGCTGATTTTGGCGAGTCAACTTATCGTAAGAAATTTCAATGCTTTGAGAAAATGTTCAATGCAAATCAGAAAACTTTTGCAGACACAGAAAACACCCTTAATGAAATTCAAGACCAAATTCGTGAATTAAAGAAAGAGCGATATAAACTTCAAACAGAGAAGTTGGAGAATAATAGATGGCTTAGAGAAAATGCACGAGATGAATTGATAACTGAAAAAATAGTCAATGCAATTTCTGATATAGACCCTATTATAGTTCCTGATTATTTGTCGGGAGTAAATAATAGCAAGTCTGCGATATTGGCATTTACTGATTGTCACTTTGGCATAGAGTTTTGCATAAAAGATCTATTTGGCAATGTAATAAACGAATATTCTCCAGAGATATTTGAACGCAGAATGTGGAATATGCTTGAAAAAGTTGTTGACATTATTGCTAAAGAGGACTTGGCAGAAATTAATGTTTGGGAACTTGGCGACAGTATATCAGGACTTCTCAGATTAAATTCTCAACTTATGCACCTTAGATATGGTGTTATAGATTCGGCAATAAAGTATGCTGAATTTCTTGCTAATTGGCTCAATGATCTTTCGCAATATGTGAAAGTGAATTTCCAAATGGTTAGGGACAGCAATCATTCACAACTTAGACTTCTCGGACAGCCTAAGAACAGTTTTCCCGATGAAAACATGGCAAAGGTGATTATTGCTTTCATAAGGGAAAGACTTAAATATAATCGAAATGTAAACATAATTGAGAATGAAACAGGCTTTTGCTTTAGCGATGTTGAGGGTTATAACGTGCTTGGTTGTCATGGTGAAGTAAAGGATTTACAGAATTGCACAAGTTCTTTTTCAAGAGCGTACAATACAAACATTGATTATGTTTTGGCAGGTCATGTACATCATCAGACCTCAAAGGAAAATGCAAAACATTCAGAGGTGCTTACAGTACGTTCTATGGTAGGTACTGATGATTATGCGATGTCCTTACACAAAACTTCTGACACAGGTGCAAGCCTGTTTATATTTGATAATGAATTTGGCAAGATTGCCAACTATGATATAAAAGTAAAGTAGGTGAATACTATGATGATTAAAAAGAGTTATAACGATTTTGATACTTTCATGCAGGATATTATAGATGTATATTTGGAAAATGAGGGCTTTAGTGTTTTATGTGACTACAAGTTGGCTTGTAAGATTATCAAGAAATTTTTATCATTTGACGATAAGACTAAAATTAATTCTATTTCTCTTGATCCGCCTGAGTGGAACGGATATGGTGGCGAATTTGTTGTTTCAACTTTTGAAAACGAGTTGTTCTGTGAAAGAGCAAGACGTGACGATAAGCCAATAATTGTTGGTGATGAGAGTATTGTTTTCGTTCAGCGAGATTTTGTCGGCAAGGATTTTATTGAAGAAGATTATGTTCCAAAGCTTTATTTTGGTTTTACAATTAACGAATAATTTGTAGTTAAATACAACTCCTTTTATTATATTTTGCAGGATAGCAAGCGTTATCCTGCATATTGTCGGATAGCTCAATCGGTAGAGCAATGCACTGTTAATGCGGAGGTCGTGAGTTCGAGTCTCACTCTGACAGCCAAAACAGAACTCAATACGCCTCTTAAAAATGCGTACCACGTTGAGTCTTTTAAATGAAAAATCTGACGAGATTTTTGCATGGATAGTTGACAAAGTTTTGTTGACTATCCTTAGTTTTAATTACAAAGTAATTCAACCTTACGCACCTCTTAACAATGTGTCCCAGTGAGGGGTATTTTGAGTTATGGTTTTGAGAATTTTGTATTACTCAAAAAAACAAAATTCAAGCCCTTGTGGGCGAAATAAAGAAGATCAAGTGTGAGGGTAACACTTTAAAGAAACCCCAAATGAAGAATAAGTGCTAAAAGCGACACTCTAAAGAAAGCTTGAGATTAGAAGAAAGGAGAGGTTAAATGGCTAAGAAAAGCAAACGTATTCAAGTACATGATGATGAAATACTTTCAAAAATCAATTCTGAAACAATGAAACTATGGAACAAATATAAAATTGATATGTCACTTAGAGAACTCTCCGAAAAGACTATCGCAGGCTATCAAAATGATTTAGAGTCTTGGTGGATATACATATATAAAAATCAGGGCAACCAAAGTATTGTTGATCTGACGGAAGATGATATAACTGAATTTTTATATTTTTGTAAAACTGAGGGTAATAATTCAAGACGTATGAAAAGGCGTATGGCTTCAATTTCAGCTTTTTATAAATTTCTGCGTAAGAAGAAGTTAATTACAGAAAACCCAATGGAATTTATGGATAGACCTAAGAAAGATACAGATGTTATTACTCAGACGTTTTTAACTGTTGAACAGGTGCAGGAATTAAGAATTGCCTTGCAAAACTTAGTAGAAAACGCTGACACACATCATAAGAAACATAGGGCTTTACAATATCAGTGTTATGCTCTATTTTCATTATCTACAATGGCTAGGGTTAATGCGGTTGCGAATACTAAGTGGGAACAAATTGATTTTGACAATAGGGTTGTCAATGATGTAGTTGAAAAAGAAGGCTACGTTGTAACTCTTTATTTTTCGGAAGAAGTTAAAGAACTGTTGTTAGGTTTGCTTGAGTACCGCAAGACAAATAATATTATTGACAATGGCTATGTTTTTGTTTCTTATACAGACGGAAAGTTTGATAAGGTAACTAATGGCACATTAAATTCTTGGTGTCATATTATTGGTGAAATGATTAATGTTCCAACGCTACACGCTCACGATTTTCGTCATTCGGGAGCTACGCTATATAAAAACGCAGGTATGTCACTAGAAGATGTTTCGGCATTGCTCAACCATAGTGGAACTGACGTGACAAGAAAATTTTATATTAGGGTTGATAAAAAGAAAATTAGCCAGAATAAGGATAAATTTGATTTTTGAGCGATTAAGCACTCTGATTGAAAATTGGAGTGCTTTTATATTGGCTTGAAAATTAAACAAATAAAAAGGAGGTGGCTTGATTACGCCAAGGAAAAAAGTAAAAACCCCTGTAAGTACAAAAATATGTACAGAATGTGGCAAGGAAAAACCACTGTCACAATTTTATACTACTAGAAATAGTAATATTTCTACTGATGGCAAAACGGTAAATATATGTAAGTCTTGTGTTAAAAAGGGTTCTTATAATTCTGATGGAAGCTTAAATATAGAAGCGTTCCAAAAGAAACTAATGTTAATGGATAAACCATACATACCAGAAGCTCTTGACTCTGCTATGAGTGAAGTAAGAAGATCATTAGAATTGGGCAAGGGTAGAACCGATATTATAGGCTGTTATTTTAAGAATGTGTCAACATTGCCACAGTATACGAAATTATCTTTTTTGGACTCTATGAATTTGTTTAATCAAGGCAAGTCTATTACTGAGGCAGTAACTACAACGGAAAAACGCAATATACTTCCTCGAAACGAAGAAGTATATGTAAATATGGTTGATGATTTTGTTGTTACAAACGATATTACCGACTTATTTGGCGAGGGGTACACAAAATCACAGTACCGAAAAATGAAGAAAAAGTTTGATAAATTAAAAGAAAACTACTCAATTCAAACAAACTTACACGAGGAAGCTTTAGCAACCTATGTTCGTTTTAAGGTGAAAGAGGAAGAAGCCACAGCAGCAGGAGATGTTGGAAGTGCTGACAAATGGAATAGAGCTGCCCAAGATGCTGCTGATAAAGCAAAGTTGACTCCAAAACAATTAACGCAGGCTGATTTGCAAGGTGGAGTAACTTGCATTTCGGAAATATCAAAAGCTTGTGAACAAGCGGTTGATATTGTTGAAATATTACCTAAGTTTAAGTACCAACCTAACGATGCTCCTGATTTTATAATATGGTGCTATATTAACTATGCTAGAAAATTAAAAGGATTACCTAAGTGTGAGTATAAGGAAGTGTACCAATTTTATGACGACATGAAGAATGAGTACATTTCTCAGTATGGAGATCCCTATGGTATTTTTACTGATGATACATCGGAAAAAAATAGGAGTTCTGTTGAAACGTTTATAAAACTGCCAAAAGATTATGAGAATGGTGACAAGTAATGAACTGGCAAAGAATAAAAGATTTTGAAAAAAATAGTGATAGTGTATTTGGCAAAAATCTACATAATTATTACACTTTTATAAGTTGGGCTAAGTGGTATCCTGATTTATTACTCGACTTAATGAAACCTGAAACAGGTGGGTTAAATCTGCATTTAGATCAACGCATATTTTTGCGTTGTGACGTTAGATTTATGAGTATGTATGGAACGTTTAGCCGTGGATATGGTAAATGCGTAAGTGGAGACACTATGTTATTTACCGATGAGGGTATTAAAGAGATTGGTGAATATTTTAATTATCAAAATAACGATGTAGAAACCTATTATCCTACACACGCAAGGGTTGTAAATAGATATGGTAACTTAGAATGTTCAACTTTAGGTCTTTATAATGGTAGAAAAAATACTATAAAACTGACAGATAGTAAAGGTTATTCTATAACAGCCACCCCTAATCATAGAGTACTTGTTATGAAATCAAATGGAAGTGTAGATTTTGTAAAAACAGAAGATATAAAGATTGGCGATTATTTGGTTATTAATCGCAAAAATAATATCTGGGGTAATAATAATAAAGTTGAATATAAAAATGAAATTGGTGCATATGTAGAAAGCTTATCTCAACAATCACGTTCACATTTGAATATCAGAGCAATGCCAGATGGAATTACATCTCAATTAGCATTGATTTATGGATATTTGATTGGAGACGGTTGTATGACTTCAAAAAATACAATTATCTTTACTAATATAGGTGATGAGATATTAGACAAGTTTAAAAATATTACGCAGAAATATTTTAACGTTGATGTCAAAAAAAGAAGTGACAATAATTACGACTATGAAATTAATGACACTTATTTAAGAAAATATCTCGAAATTATAGGATTTGATTATAGTAGATCATATGATAAAAAAGTACCTAAATCTATAATGGTAGCTAGTAAAGATGTTGTGTCAGCATTTTTACAAGGCTTATTTGACACAGATGGTACAGTAGACAATAAAATTATATCTTTAACAACAGTGTCGGAAAAGTTGGCAAATCAAGTTCATTTTTTATTACTGAATTTTGGTATTGTTTCTAAACTAAGTATTAAGAAAACAAAAAGTAAATTTGGTAAAGCATATCAAATTTGCATATCGGGGAACGATGTTGGTATTTTTAAATCTGAAATTGGTTTTGGTTTAAAGAAAAAGGCTGATAAACTTGATAAGTTGTGCAATAAAAAACATAACACAAATACAGACATAATACCATATCAGAACGAATTAGTTAAATCTGTACTTAATGAATTGAATTTACATTGGAGCGTTTCAAGGGAGTTCAATCATATTACAAGTGGAGAATGTGATTTAACGTATTCTAAATTAGATAGGTTAATTGCTCTATTGAACGAAAAGGGAGTTGCAAATAACACTTTAAACGAGTTGTATGCAACTCATTATTTTTATAGTCCTGTTGTTAATATTGAACATACTGTTTCAGATACATATGATTTTCATTTACCTCAAACACATTCATTTGTGAGTAATGGAATTATAAGTCATAACACATTTGACGAGGTACTTGCTATGGTCGTAGTAGCAATGCTGTTCCCAAATATTGAATTGGCTCTTTCTGCGCAGACTAAAGAAAATGCGGCAGATTTATTGAAATCAAAGTGGAATGAAATTGTAAAATTATATCCACTTTTAAAGGACGAAATAAGAGAAGCTAGGTTTTCAAAGGGAAATGCTTATATTGAATTTAAAAATGATGCGACCATAGATGCTATTGCAAATGCTCAAAGCACAAAGGGTCAAAGACGTAGAAGGTTAAAAATAGAGGAATCCGCATTGCTAAATAATGCACTGTTTCAAGATGCTCTTGAGCCTGTAGTTGAAGTTCCAAGACTTACGGTTGGCAGACTTGCGATAGTAGACCCAATGGAACTTAATCAGCAAATTCATTTTTTTACAACGGCAGGATTTAGGGGTTCAGACGAATATCAGCGTAGTATTTCAATGTTAGATGATATGGAAAATCTAAAGGGAAAAATAGTTTTGGGAAGCAACTGGCAACTTCCGTGTTGGTATGGTAGGGGAAGTAATAAAAGCAAAATACTTTCAAAGAAGAAAAATTCTTCTGTTGTAGCCTTCGCCCAGAACTATGAACAAGAATGGGTCGGCTGTGCTGACGGTGCGTTGGTTAATATTAATAAACTAATGAATTGCCGTACTCTAACGGAAGCGGTTTTACAAAATCCAGATCCAGAACAAGAATATTATATGGGTGTTGACGTGGCAAGAAGCCAAAAAACTTCTAATAACCAATCTTCTATTGCTGTAGTGCGTGTAATTAGAAGTAAGGATAAAGGGAGAATTATTTACATTGATGTGGTGAATATCATTAATATTCCTAACGTACTTAATTTTAATGCCCAAGCTGCTATTATCAAAAAAGTTCAAAAACTTTATATGGCTAAAGTAGTTGTATTAGATGCTAATGGACTTGGTGTTGGATTGGCTGATGAACTTTTAAAAGACACGATTGACAATTCTACAGGTAAGGACTTGGGCTGTTGGGACACTATTAATGACGATAATGTTCCAGAAGTTCCTAACTCACCACAAATACTTTACAATATGAAAGCTCAGACTTGGCAAAATGAAATTGTAAGCACTTTTATAGATATGGTGGATAGTGGCAAACTTAGATTGCTGGAAAAAAGACAAGATAATGATTTTACCGATAATGAATGGGATAGTTTTGACGAGAAAGTTAGACCTTTTATTGAGACAGATGCTTTTATTGAAGAAGCTGCGAATTTAAAGATGAAACATCTTAATAACGGCAACATTACTATTGAACAAGTTGTAAAAAAAGTAAATAAGGATAGAGTTTCGGCATTGATCTATGTGTTGTGGTACGTTAATAAATATGCTCAAGACATAAATAACGATGAATACGATTATTGTTGTTTATTCAATTAATGCAAATACAAACGAAAGTGAGGTGAGGCTATGCCTGAGAATATTGCAGAGAATACTGAGAATGTTATTGAAAACAATCAAGATAAAACAGAAAGTGCTTCAGAAACTAGCTCCATGTCAAATACGCAAGAGCGTTCCTATGAGTCAAATGCTTTTTATGAAATGACATCTGTTTGGGAAGATTGTATTGAAGATTTACCTATCGATATTGAGGATATTAAGAAATTTGCTCATAATCCGCAAATACATATAAAAAATATTCGCAAAATTTGTCGGTGGGCGTATTATGAAAATGGCTCTGTTATGACTTCTATCAACTATCTTAAAACCATGTTCACGTTAGATAAGGTGGTTTATTCAAAGTCAAAGACTAAACGCAAGAAGAAATTTGAAAATGCAAGACAGTTAATGCAACAAACTCTTGACACAATAAGATATAAGGAAGTTATTCGAGATAATTTGTTTAACGATATGATTGAGGGAATGGACTTTAAATACTTTGAGATTACAAAGTCCGTATTCGCTGACAAGTATCTTGATGACATTGATACTTTAAACATTGTAGAGATTAATGAACTGGGAGTTAAATGTGCCGTTATTAATTTGCCTGTTGACTATTGCCGTATAGTTGGCAGAAAGAATGGCTCACCTATTGTTGCTTTTGATTTAAGATATTTTGACGATATGGCAGAAGATGACAAAAGAAGAAAACTACAGGCTTTTCCAAGAGAAATTCGAGAAGCATATAGTAAATATTCAATTCACAATAATATTAAGTCATGGAAAGTTTTAAATAATGATAATACAATGGTAACAAAAATTAACTGTAAGGCTATTAATCCTTATGGTGTTCCACTAATGATTTGTGCGTTGGACGATGTATTGTATGCAGATTATTTCACTTCTACAAAGCGGAATGTATTAGATCAGTTGAACAATCAAATTATTTATCAAACATTTCCTGAAGCAAAGGACGGACGTTGCACTTTGACGGAAAGCCAGCAGAAAAACCAACATAAAGTAGTTAAAGATGCTATTACTACAAGACAAAATAAATATGGCAAGTCATTTTTCTCACTTGCCGCAGGTACAAAATTAAATGACATAAAAGTTGACACTTCTATTTTTGATGAAAAGAATGAAAATGCCAATAAATCAAAAGTGCCTGCCGATTTAGGTATTGCTAGTAGTGTCCTTGACGGTAATAGTACAGGAAACTATGCTGTTGCAACACTTAATTTGGAGTTGGTTGCAGGAAACGTATATGATTGGATAAATATGTTTATTATGGAATTGAATAAATGTATTAATGCCAATATTATTAAGGATAAAAAGCTTTATATGGAGTGTGCTATTTTACCTGTTACTTTTGTAAATAGAGATAAACAGGTTAAATATATGACCGACCTTTATGCTAGAGGTAAGGGGTCTTTGACGGCTTGGATTGCAAGCACTGGTTGGGATAGCGATGTATACTTGTCGCTTATGGATTATGAACTTGATAATGATTGGGAAAATAAATATCCAACGCATAAGACGAGTTATACCATGAGTAGCAAGGACAACGACCCAAGTGATGCAGACCACTCAAATGGTGGTAGAAGTAAGGTAGCTGAAAAGACAAACGAAAATAGCATAATGAGCGAAAATCTAAATGGAAACGCTCAACCAAAACCTTCAACAACAAACTAAAACCTAAGTTGCGTTTAGTGACTAGGTTTATTTTATGTCAGAAAAGAGGTGAAAGTTAGTGTTTCATTGTGAAATAAGCGAAGCAAAGAGGTCGGACGGTCGCAGACGTGTAAAGTTGGTACTACACGAAATTCATCAAGACCGTAATCACTATAACAAAAATGGTATTAGTTACAATGAGCAATATGTTAGAGATAACGCAGATAGTATTATTGGTATGCCTATTTGTGCAACATTTTTGGATAGTGAAAAAGATATTCCATACGACCATGGAATGACAGGTCAAGACGGCAATATGCCATTATTTGAAAATTCTGTTCAAGTAGGTTCTGCTGATGGTTGGTCTATTGAAGATATTCAGATTAATGGTGAGAAACATAAAGTTCTTATTGCCGAGGGTTATATTAATCAGCAACGTTATCCACATTTTGTTGAATGGCTTGAAAACAAAATCAATGATGGTGATACAATATATGGTTCTGTTGAGTTCGTTGGTAAGGGCAAAAATAAAATAGTGTATGACGGAGAGCCTGTCGAAAAAGGTAGAGTACCAAAAGTTTATGACTATAGTGGATATTGCATTTTAACTGTCGAGCCAAGTGACGATAGTGCAATACTGATAGAACTAAATCAAAAGATAAAGGAGGACGAGAAAGTGGACGAAAAGACACTTAATCAGATTATTTCTGCTGTTGAGAATAAGATTACTGAACTCAATACTAAAAATGCAGATTATGAGAGTAAGATTGCTGAAATGAATGAGATTATATCTACAAAAGATGCCGAGATAGCAACTCTTACAGATGAAAAGGCAACAGCCGAAACAAATGCTTGTCAGAAAGACGAGAAGATTAATGAGCTTAACGGACTCGTTGAAACAATGAAAGCAGAATTGAATGAACTTAAAAAGTCTGCAAAGATTGCAGAACTCAATTCAGCTCTTGGAGATTTTTCAGACGATGAAAAGAACATGGCAAAGGATAAGCTTGACAAGTTCAACGCAGATCCTATGGGTTGTGGTATCGAGGTAAACGATATTGTTACAGAAATCAACGCTTGCATTGGTGCTGAAACAAAGAAGAAGGAAAAGGCAATGGCTGTTGAGATTAATTCTCAGAACAATTTTGCCGCTGACATATTTGGTTGCGTAGATACCGACAACGATGATGATAAGAATGACAAACTCGATATTGATAATCTGTTTGTATAAAAAATACGATTGGAGGAATTTTAAATGATTAAATTTGCAAATATTGGTGATTTCAAGGTAGCGCAGAATTTTGGCTATCTCAAGACACCTGTTGTTCTTGAGAACGGCATGGCTGTTACATATGATCTTAAAACAAAGGCTGTTGCTCTGCCAACTGCAACAATAGCAAAGCAGGCTGGTCTTGCAGTTGTAATGAACAGAATTGATAAGCCTGAGACACTCACACCAAACGATTATAGAATTGAGATTGGTGAGTTTCCACGCATTTTTACTCTTGCTTCTCTTGCAGGACATCTTTTTGATATGGACGATGCAGTTGTAACAACAGCTTATAATACACTCGCAGTAGGTGACAAGCTTGTCGTTGGTACTGACGGTAAGTGGGTTAAGAGTGCTGATGTTTCTGGTTATGCAGAGTATCTTGAAATTGTGGAAAAGACAAGTTTTGGCGGTAACGGACTTAGAGTCGTTGTACACGCTTAATTAATGAATGTAAAATAAAGGACGGTGTTTTAATAATGATTAATACTTCTTTTGAACTTAATAATCTGAATAAGTCTGAGGTTGCTGTCAAGAACGCAAAGGCTTTCAACGAAGTAGTTGAGATTTGTTCTGCTCTTTTTGCAGGCAAAGATACATCAAAGTACGGTCAGAAGGTAGACGCAGTACGTTCAAGAATTTCAAAGCTTGGTGAGCAGGCACTTGCAGGCGATAGTAGAGCAGTTGCAGAGATTAATACCATTGTAAAGTATATTATACAGCCAAGGCTTCTTGAGGCAACGAAGGTATTTAATTTCCTTGGTAATTATCGTGAGATTGGCTATGATGAGCAGCCAAGAATTAAGACTTATTCTTATGAGGGTCTTGATGCTAGACTTCAGGCTTCTGGTTCTGATGTAGGTTTTGCAGGTAGAAAGTGGGTAGAGTACCCAATCGTAACTCAGACAATTTCTTCTGGTATGGCTATTGATTATCGTGAGCTTGCTTCTGGTAATTTTGCTGGTACTGTAGCAGAGGAAATGGCACAGGTACAGACCGACATGAACAACAAGGGTGTTGCTTATGTATTTGATGTTATCAAGTCTGCACTGAAGAACAACACTGAATATGTAAAGTTCTATGGCGAGTATGACTCTGCTCCAACTCAGGCACAGGTTGATGGCATGATAAATAAGGTTAGAAAGCTTGGCAAGGTTGGTATTGCAGGTGACTTCTCACTTATTTCTGGTATCTGCGATTGGAACGGTTATAAGACAGTTGGTTCTACACCAATCCCATTCTTCAATGCTACACAGGTAGATGAGATTGCAAGAACAGGTCTGAATGGCTTCTATAAGGGTTCAGCTCTTATTGAGCTTGAGAACCCTTATAACTTCACAAAGCCACTTGCTGATAAGTCAGGTTTTGACACATACTACAATCCTAATGATCTGTGGTTTATTGCACAGGGAGCAAATTCTCCAGTAAATATCTTCAGACGTGGTGGTATTACAACTATGACAGGCAATGATGTTGAAACAGGTACAGTAAAGACACGTTTCGATATGGAGCTTGGTGCTGACGTTGTAAAGGGCAGAGAATTTGAAATTGGTCTGCTTACAAAGCAGGGTTAATTACATAATAATTATTGATGTGGCGAGGGTATAAACTCTTGCCACATTATTATTATATTTGAAAGGAAGATTGAAAATTTGGCAAATGTAAGAAAAAATACAACTACTGCCACAATGAATAACGATATTACAGAAGTAAAGTCTAAAAGGGAAATTCAGCTTACCGATAGAGTATTTTTGGAAAACACTCGTAATTGGGAATTGGGTTTTAGGGCTGTGGAAACACAAAGAGATATTACTATTCCACCAAATGCAAAGAAATTTGCACAGCTTAATGTTGGAGAGGTTATGGCTCAGATACAGGAAGGTAATGGAATGTTCTGTGGTACTGACGGCTTTGGCAATAATGCTTATCTGAAAATTCTTGACGAGGATATAAGAAGATACGTTTTTTCACTTGACGAGAGTGATAATAATGATCCTGTTATTCTTGATATTAACAGTGTAAAGGCACTTCTTGGCATTAGCAATAAGGCTGATTTTATGGCTGAACTCTCAAGACTTGTAGTTACTGAAGGCGATAAAAAAATGATTATTCCACTTGCCAAAGAAGTTGGAATTGACAATGTGGCAGTTTATAAGCGTAACGAAATAGAAAATATTTCAGGCTATAAGTTTTAAGAAAGGGTGTGGTTAAAATGGCTACTACCTATGAAGATGTGGTCGCTGTTTTTGAGTCCACATTTCTTGAAAGGGTTGCGTTAAGCGACGACCTTGTTTTTCAGTGGTTTAAAATGGCTTGTGGCGAGTTTTCAACTCAAATTAGTCAACTTTACTTTAATAATGAGAAAAGAATATTTACTGATATTGACGGAAACGATATTGTTTTAAATCAGATAGTTGTTAATATATTGGGCTATACAATAAAGAGATTTTATTGTGAAAGACAATATAGCAAAATTGTCAAACGTAGCAACATAGTTTCTAAAGACTTGTCAATAAACAATTCAGAGGGTGACAAAAGACAAGCTAAAGTTGAGATTGATTGGGTGAACTTTAAAATAGTTGACCTTTATGAGCAACTTAAAGACACTGCGTATAATTGAGGTGGTTGAATGAGTAAAGAATGGTACTTAATTCAGCAACCGTATTATACGGAAGGTTCTGAAAAACCAGATTTGTTGTTTGATAGTGAAATGTCTTTTAATGACGTTTTAGAGGATAGTGTTATTGAAGATGATATTATTCTGTGCAGTGGAGTGTTTAACGGTGAGAATTTTGAAAATGAATTTGCTACAAAGGGCATAATTCAGAATGAAACACCTGACACGCCAACACAAGCTTGGCAAAGACAGGTTTTGACTTATATTAGTACGATATCGGACTATAAGTACATTAAATACGATAATAAGATTTGGCTAATATTGACCGAGCCTACAAATAACAAACTGTATGAAAAATCTATTTTGTATTTGTGTAATTATGTTATTAAGTGGCAAGACGAAAACGGCATAGTTCACTATAAGCCGTGTAATATTCAAAATGCTTCACAGTATAATTCAGGCACAAATGAGACAAAAATAATTACCATTGGCTACGATCAGTTGATGATGTACATTTCGCTTGACGAGGAAACGAAATATTTTCCTCATGATAAGCGTTTTTTTATTGATTATAATGACAAAGAGCCTACACCTTATAGAATTACTAGACCTGATACTGTCAGCTTCTCTTTTGGAAATAGCAGATGTACGCACATTATCTTGTCAGAGAGTCAATACAATCCGCAGACAGATAGAATTGACCTTATGCTATGTGACTACTTTAAGCCTAATGATGCAACCAAACCTGTTGAAATATCTTACAGTGGCAATGCAGAAATTCGTTGTGGTGGTACAGTAAAAACATTTACTGCAAAAACAGATAAGAGTGTCACTTGGTCTTTGAAATTACTTGATAAACAACAAGATTTTATTACCATGATAGTAAATGAAAATAAGGTAAAGATAAAGTGTTTAAACAACAATGCTTTAATCGGTAGCTCTTTTAAATTGGTTTGTACAGTTGATGATGTTTTGTCTGAATTGTTAATTAATATAGTGGGAGGTGTGTAAAATGCCAATAAATTCTGTTATATCGGAGTGGAAAAATAAAGCTATTTCTATGATATTATCACAAGATAATATATTAGATTTATTTGAAAAGGACGATGAAGAACTAGAAAATATTGTGTATTCTAATATATACCCTTTTTTATATATACCTTACACTCAAACTAATGTAGAATTGTATCTTAACATTGAAGTTTCAGTTCCGAAAGTAATATGGGGAGCATTTAAGGGTTATCCCCAAATGATAATCCAAATAATTTGTCACCAAGATAAAATGAGACTTAACAAAGCTGGTATTTCCAAAACTAGAATGGATTATGTGTCTGAATTGTTAGGTCAGTTATTTAACAACTCAGATGGTTGGAGTGGCAATAGAATACAACTTATTTCGGACGTACCAGATAATTTGTCACCTGTTTATAAAAGGCGTACCTTAATATTTCAAGGTGAAGAACTTACGATAAATCCATGTGAGGGTAATTAGTTATGGACGAGCTTTCGATTTATCGTAATAAAAAAGAAACATTTATGTTAGGCAAGTTTGAAATTCACAACCCAACTTTGGACGAGATTTCAGACGAGTCAAAACTAGGTGAAAAACAGTTTTGGGTCATTGTATCTGACATAATTTCAACTCCATATGATAGAAGGCTATATCTTTGGAGCAAGGGTATTGATTTTAACTCAGTAGATAGTTTTGACTTGTTTTGTGATATTGTCGAAAATCATTTGCTAACTGATGTTTCATTTATAATCCGTAATATTGATTTTGGTAAGATGAAACGCTATATTGACACGAATAGCGGTGATATTATTTTATTTGATGTTTATAACAATATTCAAATAGGTAAAGCAGATTATGAACTGCTTACTGAATATTTCAGGAAAATGCTTAATATCGCTGATAACAATATTAAAGATGGAAATGAACACACCCGAAAATGGAGATTACAATATGAATTAGACAAGCTTGAAAGACAATTAGCTAGGGGTGAGTATCAAGAAAAAGAATTTCGCTCTATTTTGTTGCCATATATTTCAACATTAACAAATATTGAAGGGTTTAAATACAACTGGGACACGGTTTGGTCGTTACCTATTAATGTTTTTTATGATTGTCTTTTAAGAAATCAAATCATAAATCAAGCACAGAAGCTTACCACAGGTTTGTATAGCGGTACTATTTATTATAAGGACATTAAGAATAAAGAAGAATTAAATTGTTTCCGTACATGGTAACGGAAACAATAGAAAATAAAGGAGGAAATAATATGTTTAATCCAGACAAATTGCTTTTTAAACAAGCTATTTCAGGTCAGATGTTTTCGCCTACTGACGGAGTGCTGTTTTGGACTCTTGAAGATTTGAAAGACGTAAACATTCAGACCAATGCTACTTCACAGGATAAGACAGATGCAACAGGTGCGGTAATTGCAAAATACTATGATGCTGATACAGCTCAGATTACAGGTAATACATCGTTCCTTACGCTGTCACTTCTTGCTGCTCAGTGGGGTACAGAAAAGAACGTTGCAAGTTCTACTAACAAAATTCTCATTCCTAAAAGAGAGAAGATTAAGGTGGGTAGCGACATAACAAAGATTACTCTGAGTAAAGTTCCTGTGGGTGGAATATCATTCATTTATCTGCTCAATGAAAGGAAGGAACAGGTTGCTTCTTACAAATATGCAGCGGTAAATTCAGAAAAGGAATTTTCACTTGATGCGGCTAAGAAAGAAATTACACTTCCGACAGATACTGCTATCAAGGAAGGAATGACTATTCAGGTATATTATACATATGAGTCTGAAAATGCAGTTGACATTACAAAGAGTACGAATGATATGCCAAAATCAGGTGAATTTTGGCTTGAATCAATCTTTACAGATATTTGTGATAAAAATATTGAATATCATGGTTGGGTTGTCATGGCATCTGCACAGCTTTCTCCTGAGACTCAGATACCACTTGACAAGACGGGCGACTTCCCATTTACTATTGACTCTCTGAAGGACTATTGTAGTGACGAGGGTCAGCTTCTGAGATTTGTTATTCCAGAGGATTAATATGGAAAACAATCATGAGTGTGTTATTTGCGGTAATGGATATTATGCGTGTAATAAATGTGATAAAATAAATAGTTGGAGGAGATATGTGGACACCCCATCTTGTTATCAATTATTTTTAATCATAGAAGAATATATGCACGAGGTTATCTCCAAAGCTGAAGCGAGAAAACTACTTGCTAATATTGGTATTACTTTTAAAACATTAAAAAAGGAAGATTATAAAGAGTCGGTTTATAATGTTTTGGCTGATATTACAAATTTCAAAAATGGCACAACAAGTAAAAAAAACTAAATAAAATAGAAAGGGCGGTTATTATGATAAGTATTGACCGCCCTTGTTTTTTTATAAAGAGGTAGAAATGACAGATAGAAGCAAGTTTAATGTAGATAAAGACAAATCAAAACGTAGTTATAATGGCATTATTTTCGACTCAGTGTTAGAAATGAAATATTATCGTGATGTACTTTGTCCTTTAGTGGAAAGCGGTGAAGTGATTTCGTATGAGTTACAGAAACCATATGAACTGCAACCGAAGTTTGTTCACGATGGCAAAACTGTGTTGTCAATTAAATATGTCGCTGATTTCGTGGTTACTTATAAAGATGGTGTCACTGAAGTTATAGATACAAAAGGTATGCCAGACTCAGTGGCAATACTTAAACGTAAATTGTTTTGGTATTGCTATCCAGACATTACATATAAGTGGATTACTTATGCTAAAAAGTTTGGTGGGTGGATTGATTATGATGAGTGTAAGAAACTGAGAAACGCAGAAAAGAAACGCAAGAAAATGGAGGAAACTTGAATGAAAAATAAGCTTAGTTTTGCGGAAATGCAGGCATTTATAAATAATGTAGTTAAAGGTACAGTTGAGTACGGAGCAGGATATAAAGATATCTTGCGTGAATATTATACGCTCACTCTTTACGGAGAGCATAAGTTTTTATCAGACGATATTGCGGAGATTTATGATAGTGGAGAGTTGAATAGGGAATATAATAATATTGATTGGAAGTCGATTGACGAAGATCAGTATTACTTAATTGGTATAGCTATTGACAGCGGTATTGACATGAATGTTAGATACAAAGCGGCTGAAAAGGTTATGAGCATGGCTAATATAGCTGTAACAGAGTTTGCAAACAAAGCAAAAGAAATGATAGAACAGATTAGTGTTACTACGAAAGATATTGACACTGAAAACTTAAATGAAGTATTAAAAACACTTAAAGATAGTAATGACATGGCAAATAAAATTGTAATTTCAAACAACAAGGACGGTGACTAATATGTTCTTTGCAGAACAGGAAATAACACTCGGAATAGTTCCTAATGCTAGGAATATTCATAGGTTTGTGTATTTTACACAGGTACGCCCCTCTGTGGTTAATCTGACAACAGATAGAACGGTCAATGGTAAATCAATTATAGGTCTTTGTAGTCTTGGTTTAAGAAATGGTGACAAAGTTACGATAGAAACACATAGTAAAGTTTCTCAGGAGCAAGCTGACGAGGATTTAAAGCTTGTTGTAAAGTGGTTGCGTGGTGAGGAATAAATGGTTGTAAAAAACCTTAAAGAACTAGAGCGAGAACTAAGAGCAAGAATTGATTACGCTCTGCTTACAGATGTTGCCGAGGTTGTTACCACTGTTATGCTAGATCATATTGAAAGAGATGTTTACGATAGTTATGTACCACATGAATATGTAAGACGATACGATAATGGTGGTTTAATGGATATTAATAATATTAATTCTTCTATCGAAGGTGACACTTTAGTTGTTGAAAACAACACAATGGCTAACCCTTATATTTTTGTACAGGGGAAAATGATTAAGTCAGACAACGCAGGTCAAGAATTAGCACCTATCATTGAAACTGGTTGGGGGTACGATTTTGGAGATTGGACGTATCATGGTGTTGCTAGACCATTTGCATATAACACAAAAGAGGATTTAAGTGATAACAAATATCACGTTATAGCTTTAAAGCAAGGACTTAAAAGACAAGGAATAGAGGTGAAGTGAAATGGCAGATGATTTAAAAATACGAGTTCCTGTGGAACTTGACACAAGTAAAGTTAAGGACGATATACCTAAATTAAATAATGTACTTGCAAATGATAATAAGGCTCATGCTAAAATCATTGGTGAGTTGGACTTGAATAAAACACAAAAGAAAATTCAATCTCAACTTGCTACAATCAGCAAAAATCTAAAAATAGATATTGGTGGTTTAAATGTAACTTCTATTCAGAGTAGTATAAAGGCTGCTGAAAAACAGGTAACTAGCTCTGTTAAAAATATAAAGCATGAGATACAGAATATTGACACAACTCTTGCAGAAACTTTTAAGGCAGGTTTTAATAAAGACGGACAAATAGATATTGTTAAAACTATTGAAAATGCAAGAAAGATTTTGAGTCAGTTTGGCAATCCGACATTTTCATGGACTAAAGATAGTTCGGGTGAAGTTACTCAAATTACGGCAGAAGTTACAAGCTTGACAGGTCAAGTTGAAAAACTGAAATATGCTCTGAACGAAACAAATGGGTCGTTTGACTATCTATCGGGTAGTAGTTCTGAAAAGGGTATATTAAAGCTGATTGCGGATATTGATAAGGCTAAGTCGGATTATACTGCTAAACTTTCGGCATTTAAGTCAGCGAATAAAGGTATTGAATCGGGTATAGGAAATGAAATTAATGCCGTTAATGCTGCTATTGACAATCTTGACAAGGGTGGCTCTATTGCAGAGGTTGATAAGCTATTCAATTCATTAAAAACTACTGCAAGCAATATCAGGCAAAATTTAAAATCTCTTACAAGTTCTTTTAACGAAACTACAAATGCCGAAAACACTTTGGCTAAAATGCCTGCAGCAATACAGGAAATATCAAATAGTTTTTCAAAACTTAAACAACAACCGTCAGAGGTTTCCGAATTAATTAATAACTTAACTTCCCAATTAAATAAGGTCAATGAAACCGAAAGTCAATTTGGGCGAAATGAAAAATGGTCTGAAGAATATCGTGAGTTAGTTGTTTCGGTTAAAAAAGCAGAAACAGAAATAAAGAATTTACACCTACTTGAAAAATCTGATAATTCTGAAGCGCAACAGCAAGCTCATTATTATAATAAGATGTTTGGTGAAATCAAACAGATTAATAAGCTTAAAAAGCAACAGGTCAATGCTGGCGAGCAAGAAAATGTTGAGCTAAAAAGACAGATTAAAAATCTTGAGAGTAGAGTTTCTTATGACGAGAAGCAGCTTAAAAAGAAGAAACTGATTACAGAAGAACTTGAAAGACAAAAGAATGAATTAATAAACATTGGTAGGGAAGAACTTAGATTAGCCAATTCTCGTTCTGCTGATAAATCGTCAGCTTCCTCTACTAAAATAGAAAATAATGTAGCTAGACTTACGCAAAATCTCACCACTTTAGAAACAAAGTGGAAAGAGTCGCCTATTTTTAATGGAGAGTTTCAGGAAAAGTTTAATAAGTTAAAAACAAGTTTGTCTAATGTGGGTGGTGATCCTAAAGCATTAGACGAATATCGTATTAAACTCAATGAACTAACAAATGAGTTAAAGAGGGCAGATGTAGCTTATAAAGCTAGTTTTTCTAGCAATAAATCACAACAGAATATAGAAGCTACAAGGCAGAACATTAAAAAGTTAATATACACAATTCAGACATGGCAACAGGCTAATACTAAAGCCATGGGCAAGAATACTTTTAATGGCGGTACATATCAGGTTGAAACTGATAATATGATAGCCTCACTCAAAAAGTTGCTTAATGCTAGCGATTTAACTGCGAGTGATTTGAAAGCAAATGTTGATAGAATAAATCGTAGTTTTAGGACAATGAGTTCTGAAGCACAGGCAGCAGGTGTGAATGGTTTAAGCTTTTTTGACAAGATTAAAGAGGACGCTTTAAAATTCACAAGCTGGATGAGTTTAACTACTGTGATTTCAGGCATATCAAGAGAAGCTGTTAAGTTCTATAATAATGTTGTAGATATTGATACAGCTATGACAGAATTGCGTAAGGTTACTGATAACACAAATCAGCAATATGCCGAGTTCTTTGATAATATAGGTCAAAAGGCTAAAGATTTAAAGATTGATTTGTCTGATCTTATTTCTCAAACCGCAGAATGGGGTAAACGTGGTTATAGTTTAGATGAAGCTGAAACACTTGCCACAAACTCAGGTATTTATTCAGTTGTTGGTGAAGTAGATAATGCAACAGCAGTACAAGACCTAACAACAGTTATGAAAAGCTATAACATGACAGTTGATGAGTCTATCAATATTGTCGATAAGTTTAACGCAATATCAAACAAGTATGCTGTTTCAGCAAGTGATATTGGTGATATGTTGTCAAGGTCAGTATCTTCACTGAGCGTAGCAGGAAATACACTAGATCAGGCAATAGCAATGGGTACAGCCATTACAGAAATAACTGGAGACGCAGCCGAAGCGGGTAAACGCAAATTGCCCGACTATATAGTAATATATAGCAAGTTAGTAGCTATATCGGTTAAAAGCTAAAGGATAGCCAAGACCGAGCAAAGACTAATATATGTATATAAAGGAAATTTTATTATGAAAAATTATTATAACGTATCGTCATTAAGACTGATGCGTTTTTTATTTGCATTAGGTTTCGATAAAGAGAGTTATATTAACTCAAAAGGCAAAGAAAATTGGAGATTTAAGAATAATGAGAATTTGCAAATTGCTCTAAAATTTTATAGGGACATGAGGAGTAAAAATAGATAGGAGTTGGTTATATGCCAAAAAAATTATATCCACATATATGTGATTACTGTGGAAAGGAACATTCTATTTCGACAAGCACTTACAATAAGTTAATCAATGGGAAAAGCAAACATTGCTATTGTTCAACCGAATGTAAAGCAAATGCTCAAAGGCGTGGTGATTATGTTATATGTGCTAACTGTGGAAAAAAATTTTATAAAAAACCATCAGAAATAAAGCAGCAAGAAAATTTGTATTGCTGTACAGAGTGTGAGTTTGAACATAGAAAGAAAGTCCATAGGGAAGAAAGAACTTGTGAAATATGTGGCAAAACATTTGTAGTAGGGAAAAGATCAAAACAAAGATTTTGTTCCCCTGAGTGTCAGCATGAATGGCAGACACAGAGAGTTGGCGAGAAAAGTTCTCATTTTATACCGAGTTATAGCAAATGCGATTATTGTGGTAAAATGTTTCATATTTCATTGTATAATCAAAAAACATATGCACACCATTTTTGTTCATTAACTTGTAGGCAAAAATGGTACAGTGAAGTATTTTCACAAGACGATAATTGGAAAGAAAAGTCGAGAATTAAAATGTTGGAAACATTGACGTCAGGAAAAATAAGCTTGACAAATTCTTTACCACAAAGACTTGTCGATGAAATGCTAACAGAGACAAATGTTCCTTTTGAAAGAGAAAAAACAATCGACTTTTATTCTGTCGATAATTTTTTACTAGGCTACAATTTAATTATTGAAGTTCAAGGTGATTATTGGCATTATAATCCAACTACTTTTACAACACCTCCTACAAAAATGCAAATAAAAAATCGTGGTAGAGACAAGGCGAAACATAATTTTATTAAACATAAATATGGAATAGAAATTTTATATTTGTGGGAATATGATATTGTTCACAATAAAGAATTATGTGTTGAGTTGATAAAAAAATATATTATAAATCAGGGTAACCTTGAAAACTATCATAGTTTTAATTACAATATTATCGAAAACCAATTATGTATAAAAGACAATATTACTACGGCATAAAATAAATACATATATTAGAATGCGTAACGACTATAACACTTGATATGGTAACATATTAAGTTTCGCTACTCCCCTTAGTTAAAGGGTGAACATATAGTCTGAACTCGTACTATAATCCTGTGAAAAGAAATACGAGAGTTAGCCAGAAATGACTAACCGCTACATATTTAATGTAGTCAGTACCAATACAATTGGGAAAGTAACAGATTGAACAGCTTAAAAGTTCTGTCAATGCGACTTCGTGGAGCAAAAACAGAACTTGAAGATGCAGGCGAGTCAACAGAGGGCATGGCAGTATCAACCTCAAAACTGAGGGAAGATATTAAAGCTCTTACTAACGTAAATGGCACAGGCGGTTTTGATATAATGAAGGACTCTCAGAACTTTAAGAGTACCTATGAAATTATGAAAGGTATCGCCAATGTTTGGAACGATCTTACTGATACATCAAAAGCCGCTGTCATAGAGAAAATCGCAGGCAAGCAAAGAGGCAATACAATTACTGCATTGCTTACGAATATGAGTCAAGCGGATAAAATTGTTAATGACTCAATAGGCTCTGCTGGGTCTGCTATGTCAGAGTATGAAAAATACCTTGATTCCATTCAAGGAAGAGTGCAAGGTTTTCAGACAAGTATCGAAAATTTGTCAGCTACTCTGATTAATGGTGATTTGGTTAAATTCGGTATCACCAGTGGAACACAAATTATTGATGTTCTTGACAATTTAATTAGTAAATTCGGTGTTTTAGAAACACTTATTCCTACCGTTATGGCAGGATTATCATTCAAAAACGTAGGTAAACAATTATTAAAGATGCCAACTTATGCACAGCCACAAACTATATGTGCATAGGTCACACACGTTTTAAAATAAGGTTGCCAAATTGCTGAGAACGGCTAAAGCTTTGCGACTACTTATAGCAATGGCACTATAAGAGTGAGGAAACTCGGAAACAATAGCAAAGATGACATATGCTGAGATAAAAGCCTATTATACTATTATAATAGGTGCTAAGTGTTATTAAAAATGTCAGGTCAGCAGCCAACCCCTATCGGGAGATACGGACTAGGTTCAGAGAGTAGACGGTAACTATCTTGTGGTGAGATAAAGGTGTACTCCAACTATAGGTAACACCTATAGCGTTTCCAAAAATGAATTATCCCTCATTTATTTAGTTTTGCCCTTTAACAGTAAGGGTGGGATAAAACTGTTATTAATCATTTTGCATAGTGATTTATTTTACACTATTCATTTGTGTATGTCAACACTAAATTTATATGTTCATAAAAATTTTACATTTATATTTACACAATGTTTGTTAATGCAACCAATATATGGCTTGACATTAGTTCCCAAAATGGGTATACTGATAATAGAAATATACGTTAAACGCATAATTTATTATTCACACGCATATTTTAGGTGTTCACTCCTATAATGTAATAGAGGTGATACCAAATGGGAGAAACTAATAACAAAAAGAATGTATGTAAAAAGATGGAGGGGTTGATAGATATGGCAGTTATGAGTAAACCTGTAAATCTTGCCTTCGTTGTTAGAGAAGATAAAGCGGACGAATTTATTAATTCCAAGTCCTCCGCAGCAGTTATTTCAAAAATAAAAAAACAGGCAAGAGAGATGATGAAACATTCGACTTTTAACGGACAGCCATGGGGAGAAGATATTAGGAAATCACTTGAAGATTAGTTTTAGTGAGATACATGAGGGTAACAAACTAATATTATCTAATTTTCACAGTGGCAATGATAGTATAGACAGTTACTTTAAAGGCAAATGCGAAGCAATAACAGATACTTCTGCTAAATCTTTTGTGGTTACTAATGATAACACACAAAATGGTATGCCTAGTGTAATTGGTGTTTATTCCTTATGTTGCTCTGGCTATGTTATTGATTCTCATAATTATTTTTACATTCATCCAGCGGTTGAGATAAAATATTTTGCAATCAATGAATATTACCAAGATATTCAATATTCAGAAAATGCTGAAGATGGTTGTCTTAGTAGTAATATTTTGGCAACGATTATTGGAAGAATTATTAGTTTTACTGATAGTCATTGTGGGGCTAATAAAGTGATATTGTACTCTGTCCCTGAAGCGGAAATTTTTTATCAACGTATGGGGTTTCATCTTTTTGCAGATTATATGCAGAAAAACAATGAAAGATACTTAGAAGGGTGTATACCAATGTATCTTGATCTTGATACTATGGAATGATGTTGTAGAGGTGGTATACTTGGGCAATGCAGCGAAGAAAATATCAAACAACGAATTTAATCAATTTATTAATGACAACTTAGACTTTATATTGGACATCACTCCTAAAAATCCAATCATTACTAAAGATGATGAATGGAATGAAGATATTTATGACGATTATAGCTGGACGGATAATGAATAACCATAAAATAAGACCCTAGATTTTCTCTAGGGTCTTTTATGGTGGTTAGCATAAATAATTTTCACTAATTTCCAACTTGCAATTTTGTGCATATTGTATATTGACTTTTTACTATTAATGTCATATAATATAGTAAAGAAATGATTTAAGAGATTGAATACTTCAAATGTTTGTCGCTGCTAGACATGCGACTAATAAATAGTCTAGTTCAAATGT